AGCAGCCTTTAATACATCTGCTCTTACTGACCTTACTGGCAACGACATAAATCCACTTTATATAGCAGCTGGCGGCGGCTCATATCTTATAACAGGAATTGATTTAGATGGAACAGGATCAAACTATTATCTTTCTCAAGATGGCGGCACAACGTGGACTAATGTGTTGAATGGTCCTAGTAGTGCAACTGATTTGACTCAGACAGCATGGACAGGATCGGTGTTTATATCTTTGCCTATAGGATCTATAGGCATTTATGCCAAGATTCAACCAAATGGCACTTATGCTTTTGATACTACATCTCCGTTTATTGGCACAGATTCAAAGGTATTATTTAGCGACGGCAACGGTTATGTTTATGCAATAGGAAATGATGCTAGTATAGGACCGTTTGTTGCAAGTGTATCAAGCGACCATGGTGATACATGGGGTGCATATTCTCCTACTATTTTATCTGGCTTTTCAACTTTCGAAGAAAACTTTAATTATTTCCAAGCAGGTGCAGCTAGTACATATGGAACAGCAGTTATTTTGGCATCTGATGGACTTATAGGCTTATCAACAGATTACGGAAGTACATGGACTACTTCGTCTCCATTATCTTCAGGCACGTGGCACGATATAACATACGGAAATGGAAGATTTATTGCAGTAGGAGAACTGCCCAGCGGCGACACTATATTCGCTAGAAGCTTTGACGGAATAAATTGGTATGAAGAAACTGTAATTACTCCAACGCCCTTTACTAGTATTCAATACGGCGAAGGCATGTTTATGTCATTTGGCCAATCTACAGATGCTGATGAAAATAGAATTGGATTTAGTGCAGGCGGCGACACATGGAGATTAGTTGATAGCGATAGTTCAGCATTTGCATTCAATAATTTTGGACAATGGTCAGGTGCTGCATATGGTAGTGATGGATGGATTGCTATCGAGAATCTTACTACTAATTTATGTCAAATAGACTATGGTGCTAGACCAATTATAAGAGCAAAAGTTTCTTCATCTAGAATAAGTGATTTATTAATTTACGATCCTGGAAGTAACTATTATCTTACACCTACAGTAACTATATTTGATAATTCAAATACTATAGACGCACTAATTTCTGTAAATAAAGAAGATAAAGTTTTAGCACAACCAGAAATGTCTAATAGAGGATCAGGATACGTAACAGCTATTGCAACTATTACTGGCGACGGCTTTGCTGAAGTATTTCAAACAGGTTTATCATTGGTACTTTCAGATGTATCTAGAATTCCAGGACCTGGTGATAACTTAGAAATAAATGGCATAGGTGACGTTGTTTATAGAGTTGTTAGAGTAGATGAACAAACAGGAGCTGGGCCTTTTGAAATAACTGTTTCAATCAGTCCTAGTATAGGTGTTGAAGAATCTCCTGCTCACGGTGAAGTAATTACTATTAGACAACAGTATAGTCAAGTTAGATTGACAGGGCATGATTTCTTAGACATAGGTACAGGAAATGTAAGTTCAACAAGATATCCAACTTTGTATCTAGAAGGACAAGACCCATTAAATGCAGCACAAGGATTTAACGAAACTGTTGCAAAAGGTGGCGGACGAGTATTTTATACATCAACTGACCAAGATGGTAATTTTAGGGCAGGAGAATTATTTGCTGTTGAACAGGCAACAGGTGTTGTCACAATCAATGCAAGTCAATTTGATCTAGGAGGTTTAACAGAATTATCCATTGGTGGCATTCAAGTAGGTGGCACCGAAGTTGTAATTAGAGAATTTTCAAAAGATCCTAAATTTATTGCTGATTCTAATAATATTGTGCCTACTCAGGCAGCGATTAAAACTTATCTTGAAAGTAGAATTAGCGGCGGCGGATCAAATGCAAATACTAACAGACTAGTAGCAGGACAAGTACAGGTCGATACAAATCGACTAACAACTACTAGTGGTTTACAAATTAATGTAAACCAAAAAGTAAATCTAAAAAAAGGTGCAGATGGTCATTATCTAGCTTCACTTTTTTACGGAGTTGGAGGTTAAATATAGCATAATGATAAATACATATAACATACATGTAGGAAGAAAAAATGGCAGAATTTAAACTAGGTAGAATTAGATTTATATGGAAGGGCGACTGGTCCGCTTCTACAGTTTATTACAAAGATGATATCGTTCGCAACGGCGGTAATGTATATGTTGCTTTGTCAGGACATACAAGTTCAGTAGATTTTGCTAATGATCAAAGCATACATTGGAATAAAATGTCCGACGGCCAAGACTGGAAAAGCGACTGGCTAGTTAACACCTATTACAAAATTAATGACGTTGTAAAATACGGCGGCTACTTATATATTGCTAATACAGCTCATACTAGTGCTGCAACAGTAACACTAGGATTAGAAGATGATCAGGCAAAGTGGGACCTTTACGGAGAAGGCTTTGACTGGAACGGCGATTGGAGCGAAACAGCTCGCTATAAAATAAATGATATTGTAAAATACAACGGTATAACTTATATCTGTATTGAAGGTCACACAAGTGCTAGTAGTTCTTTAGGACTAGAAAACGATCAATCTAAATGGCAAGTATTTTCAGAAGGTTTTGAATGGCTAGGTAACTGGGCAACTGAGCAAAGATACAGAAAAAACGATATTATAAAATATGGCGGACAACTTTATGTTGCTAATACCGGCCATACATCTGCAGCAACAGAAACACTAGGATTAGAAGCTGACCAATCAAAATGGGATTATTTTCATAAAGGTATTGAATATAAAGGTACATGGGCAACTTCTATAAGATACAAAGTAAATGATCTTGTAAAATGGGGTGGTGGCATATGGATTGCTAATACACATCATACAAGCACAACAAGTTTAGCAGCAGACGAATCTAATTGGGCACAATTTGTAGAAGGATTAGAGTTCGAAGATAATTGGAGTGCTTATGAAAGATATCAACCTGGCGATATAGTAACTTATGGTGGATATTCGTATGTAGCAGTCACAAATAACATTGCTTTGAAACCGTCAGATAACACAAGTGATTGGGACGTACTAAACACTGGTTGGCGGTTCATAGGCGATTACGACGACGATAGTACAAATAGAGAATACATCGAAGGCGATGTAGTAAGACTTGGCGGATTTACATACCTATGTATAGACAAGCATACTGGACAACGTCCACCTAATACTGATTACTGGGAAAGACTTAACAGCGGTATCGAATGGAAAGGTGCTTGGGCAGATGCAACATTTTATGATGCAGGAGATGCTGTGCGCTATGGCGATAACAGTTATATTGCTATTGTTGCTCACGATTCAGACGAAACTGTTGCTCAAAACAGACCAGACCAAGATGTAGACGGCAGTGAATGGAATTTATTATCCGGCGGCGTAGAAACTAATGTACTAACAACAAGAGGCGACATAGTTTACTATGGCGGTGCTGGTCCAGCTAGATTACCAATAGGTGATAGCGGACAAGTATTAAAAGTAAACAATGCAGGAACTGATCCGCAATGGAGTTTCTTAGGTTCAATCAATAATGTTTACTATGTTGAAACAAACAACGGACAAGACACTCCTGCACCTACATACGGTACAACACTTGATCAACCTTTTAAGACTATTCAATATGCTGCACAACAAATAGAAAATGGTGCATTAAGACCAAATGCAAAGTATTTGATAGAAACAAATAATGCATTTGTAATGGACGAAACAGTAGAATGGGTAGATGCACAAGTTACAGCAAATGCTGGTACTCCATTTACTAATACGTTTACTTATGATAAAGCGGCTTGGGAAATATATAGTGGAAGATTAGTTTCTGCTATTATGTATGATATAACTCACGGTGGCAACCAAAAGGTAAGAAATTTAACTTTAGATATTTTTGATAACACTGATATTGTTGGCAAAGAAGCAGAATTTAATGCAGCAATGACTTACACTGTAGATTTAATAGATGCAGTAATAAGTAACGTTGCGCCTGCTGCTACATACGGAACTTTTAGTCAAACAACAAACGTTAGCTACTCTGAAGAAACCGATGCACAAACAACTATAGATAATTTACTTGTAATATTGACAGATGCAGTAACAGCAGGTGTTAATACAGGTGTTCCGGCAGAAAGAATTGCAAACAACACTATTTTTGTAAAGACAGGAGAATTTTCAGAAGTCTTACCAATTGTAGTACCTCACAACACAGCAGTAGTTGGAGACGAATTACGATCAACTAGAATTGTACCTGCAGGCTCTTTAGTAAGTTCATCAGATACTCCGTATTCGCTAGCAGGTATTTTAAATTTAGAAAGTAATCTAAATGCACTGCTATCAGGAGACAACGACGGCCCAGGATTATCAGACGGATTAAGTTCGTTCTCAGGCGAATCAGTAGATTCAACATTAACTGTTGCAGATTCTGCAGTGGCATTAGAAGTAGCTGAACTTGCTAGACAAATACATGATTATATTGACTTTGGAGTAAATGGTGCGTCAGGCGACTCAACAATACCTACTAAGTACGGTAGTAATGTATTAACTACAACTATTGAGAATACATATGCTGCGGAAGTAATTGAGAAAAATAGAACTTATCTTGTAGAAGAGGTTATCGGATACATTGCAGCTACATATCCGTCATACAGTTATAATGCAGACAAATGTCGTAGAGACGTAAACAAATATATTGATGCAATTAAGCACGATCTTTTGTATTCAACTAACTATAGATCTTTACGGGCAGCAGAACAATATGTAAATGCAGTAAATGGATCAATTACCAAAGACATGTTTTACATGCGTAATGGTACAGGATTAAGAAACTGTACAGTATCAGGTCTTACAGGAACATTAAGCAGTGATAATGCATTTGGCACCAAACGTCCTACAGCAGGAGCATTTGTAAGTTTAGATCCAGGTTGGGGTCCAGCACACACAGATGCATGGATTACTAACAAATCTCCATACGTACAAAACGTAACAACATTTGGTACAGGCTGTATTGGTTGTAAAATTGACGGTGACTTACACGATGGCGGCAACGACTCAATCGTTGCTAACGACTTTACACAAGTCGTAAGTGACGGTATTGGTGTATGGTGTACTAACTTAGGAAGAACAGAACTTGTTAGTGTGTTCTCATATTATGGACATATTGGTTACTTAGCAGAAAACGGTGGTAAGATTCGTGCTACTAACGGTAACTCATCTTATGGTACATTTGGTACTGTTGCAGAAGGCACAGATGTAACTGAAGTTGCAACCACTGGGCAAGTTACAAATAGATCGTTTGAAGCTGTTATAGATTCAGTATTAACAGATGGCGATGATATATTAATCTTTGAATATTTAAACGCAGGACAAGATTATACAGCAGGCGGCACAACCTTTACAGTTACGGGCGAAGGCTTCGGTGCAAGTATTAATACTCCTGTTGTAAATAACGGAGCAGTATTTGAAGTAAGAATGCTAAACCCATCAGATAACTTAGGTGGCAAAGATTATATTACTGGAACTAACGCTGCCCAGGGCGGAAACGCTACAAGTATTACAGTTAGTAATACAGATATTAGAACAAGCGGACAATACATTGGTATGGCTGTATATATTACATCAGGTGTTGGTGTAGGACAATATGGATATATCGATTCTTACAATTCTGGAACAAAGATTGCTTCTATTTACAAAATGAGTGACGGAACTCCTGGATGGGATCATGTCACTGGGCAAGCTGTAGAAACAACATTAGACGGAACAACTACGTATGTAATTGAACCAAGAGTTACATTTACTGCACCGCCTAGTGGCTTATACGCAGATACTGCAAAAGGCCGCGCATATGTTGAAGCCGGCCAAATTTCAAAAGTAACCCTTTGGGATACAGGTTCAGGATATACGTCTGCACCAACATTAACTTTTGTCGACCCAAATAATACAGTTGATGCACCAATACAAGTAAGAATTGCTGATGGTGTGCTTACACAACCTACGTGGACTGATAGAGGAACAGGATTTGTTACAGCAGAAGCCGAAGTAACAGGCGATGGGTTTATGGATAGATATCAACCTGGAGAACTTATTCAAGTTGTAAATTTAACAGAAGAACCAAAAGCCGGCGCAAATGTAGAATTCGATCATTTACCGGGACAATTTTTTAGACTAGTTGTTGTAAGAGATTTAGGCGGCGTTGGTCCGTTTAGTGCGCAGTTACAAGTAAGTCCGAAACTGCCTATTACAGATGCACCTGAACACAATGAAGATCTTTCGTTTACACTGAGATACAGTCAAGTACGTCTAACTGGTCATGATTTCTTAGACATTGGTACAGGAAACTTTGCAAATACAAATTATCCAGGAGTACCATTAATTGACCCAATACCAGATAATGAAACTATAGATAGTGGCGGCGGCAGAGTGTTCTACACAAGTACTGACCAAGACGGTAACTTTAGAGTTGGCGAATTGTTTAGTGTTGAACAAGCAACAGGTGTTGCTACACTTAACGCTGATGCGTTTAACATAAGCGGCTTGCAGGAGTTATCATTAGGTGAACTTGGTTTAGGCGGAACAGGCGCAACAATTACAGAATTTAGCACAGACGGAACGTTTACTGCTAATAGTGATAACATAGTACCTACACAAAAGGCAATAAAAACTTACATTACGTCACAAATAGGTGGCGGCGCAGCCACATTGAATGTAAATAGTATTACGGCAGGCCAGATACAAATATCTACTAATACCATAGAACATGTTGGCGATACGCAGATAAATGTAGAACAAAAAATGAACTTTAAGCGAGGAGTGGATGGCCACCCAGTCGCTCTTAACTATTTCTTAACACAATGAATGGAGATTAATTAACATGGCTACAGGAAGATTAGGAGTTGGAGACTTAACTGGTGATGTGGATACAACATTGTATACATGTCCTACAGACACATTTGCAATAGCAAGTGTATCAGTTTGCAACAGAGGAAATTCGCCGACTACTATAAGATTAGCAGTAGCGGCATCAGATACACCGTTGAATTCGGAATTTATAGAGTTTGATATCGAAATCAACCCCAAAGGTGTGCTTGAAAGAACAGGTATTGTTCTTGATGCAGGAAAAAAATTAGTTGTACGGTCATCAGGAGCAAATGTTTCAGCAGTTGCTTTTGGAATTGAGACGTCAACTGTATAAATACATATAGGATAAGGAAACTAACATGGGTAGATATATATCAACAACAGGTACAGCAGCACCAGTACTTCGCGACATAGACACTACATATACTGCCGAGCCGCAAGATAGAATACTTGCAGATTCGTCAGGTGGAGCGTTTACAATTACGTTGCCAGCAGCAGCCGGCACATTAGAAGGTGATGTAGTGCAGATTATTGACGTAACTGGTTCTTTTGGATCAAACAACGTAACCGTTGGCAGAAACGGATCAAATATTAATAGCGATGCTTCAGATCTAACACTTGACATCAATGGCGCGATTGTTACACTATTGTATACAGGCGCAACATATGGTTGGGTAATCTCAAGCACTTAATGAGGAAATAACAATGGCATCACTGCGCGAACTATTAGAGGCAAAAAACGAGATAGAGTCAAGCGAAAGCAACTTGGATACAGGTCGAGTCTACTCCTTTACCCCAGGCACTTCATGCATGAACATGCCCGGCCAATTTTTAATGTGTTGGGAATCTCCTGGTACAGGAGAAGCAATAATTGAGGTATGGGGAGCAAGCGGTTCAGCAGGCACTAACTGCTGCTGCGCATTAGGATTACCAGGTAATCCTGGCGCTTACTCTAAAAGGACACTGCCTGTAACAGGATCTAGTTTTGTATGTGGTAAAATGGGCGGCGCCTGTTGGAACACTACTTGTTGCTACAAAGGCCGCAGCGAATGTTCGTGCATTTGTTATTCAGGTTCAGCAGATACTGGTACAATGATTTCACAGGGCGGCCGAGGCGGCCCAACTTTTAATTCAAATAATGGTACTGCAATAAGTTGCTGTTATAGAGCTAATGGCTATCCATTTACACAATTTCAAGACTACTGCGGTATAGTTTGTAACTATGTGGCTGGAGAAATAGCAACTGCTTCGGGTGGTGATATTAATTGTGATGGCGGTTGGAGTTGTATGATATTTTATCATTGCAATTCCTGTTGTACATGTAGACACGTTCCGAGCATAAAAACTTCACCAGGAATATATGCAAATGATGGTGCAGTGCTTACATATAATATGGAGCACCAGACAGAACGGAACGCAGGCTCAGGCACAGGTCAGATTCACATGTATTCTGCACTGTCGTCGGCAAGTAGATCACCCGGTGCTGTAGGACCCATGACTTACTGCTGGCAGAGCGGCAGATTCTGCTCGTGTTACGGCGGAGTGGCCTGCCACATGACATTACCGTTTGGGATACCAGCAGCGCCAGCACACGCTTGTGACAATCGATGGGATTACGGCATGATAGGTGGACATGGCGCAGTGAGAATTACATTTAGATAATAGGATTTTAATATGACAATACTTAGCGAACTTGTAAACAGTAGGTTTCCATCGGGTGCAGGCGGCAGCGCAGGCGTAGAAACAAATTTAGAGGAAGGCATAATTTATGCATTTTCTCCGAGTACGCATTGCGGCAACACTTTCCAACAAGAAATGTGTTGGCTAGCTCCAGGAAGCGGAACTGCCGTAATTGAACTTTGGGGAGCATCAGGAAGTGGTGCTAGAATGTGTTGCTGCGGTGGCGGCGTTCCAGGTAATCCGGGAGGATACTCTAAACAAACTGTGCAAGTAGAAGCAGGCGACTATGTTTCGGGTATTATCGGTGTTTCCTGTGGTAACGATAGTTTATGTTGGAGAGGCTGTAGTCAAAGTAGCTGTGTGCGTATTTGTCACGTAGGCGGATGTTCATGTTTGTGCTCAGAAGGCGGATATGGTGGTTTTTCAATTTGTTCGGAAGGCGGCAGCGGAATCGGCTGCTGTCTCAGAAGTAATATTGGACTACCTGGTAGTGAGTTCAGTAGTGGATGTGGAATTGTTTGTAACTTTCCGTGCATGGGTAGAGCATACCAAGGAGGCGTAGGCACTGCAGATGCACTGTGCTGCGGAGGACAAAGCTGCACAAGATTTTGGACATGTTGTCCTTGCTGTAGATGTAAAATGACGCAGATTCCTGCGGTAGCACCGGGTGTGTTTGCCAAAGGTACTTCTTGGATTGGTGTTCAAATGGAACACGATAACAGTGTATCTCAAGGCGGCATGGGGTCTGAGATGTGGAATCACGCAGCAGGCTTAAATAGTTTAGCAAAAACTGGCTACATGGGCTGGAACGGATTTCCAGCATCTTGTTGGGCAGGGTCTAGATCATGCGGTTGCTACGACAGCTCAACATCTGGCATGCATCTTTTACCTTATGGTGTTCCAGGTACAACTTCGTTCTTATGCGATAGTGTACGACATCCTGGTTGGCGCGGCGGCATGGGTAACGTAAGAATAAGATTTATAGGATCATAATATGGCAAATTTAAGTACACTAATACAAGCAAGATCAACAGCTGGATCAACACCAGAAACTAACTTAGCAGAAGGATCGATTATTTGGTTTACTGCTAATACCTCAGACGGTACTCCATATCCGTGTTATGCACAATGGAAAGCTCCTAGCAACGGTAGAGTGATAGTAGAGGTTTGGGGAGCTGCTGGATCATCTAGTAGAGTTTGTTGTTGCGGAGCGTCAATGCCGGGCAATGCCGGAGCATACTCTAGAAGAGAAACTCTAGTAAGTACAAATACATGTATTTGTTTTTGTGTAGGAATGCCTTGTACTTCACCTAGCAATCAAATCGAATGCAGCCAAGCAACTATGTTGTGTGTTTCAAATAACGGTGCAGGAGATACATTTTGTATGTGTGCTCAAGGCGGCGCTGGCGGATATGGCTACTGCATTAGCGGCGGTTCGATTGCTTGCTGTTTTGTAAGCAGCCAGGCCCTATGTAATAGTTTGAGTAGCGGTTGTGGATGGATATGCAATACTTGTAGCGGTAGGCACAATGCAACAGCCTATGGCGGAACTACAAATATTCAAGGCGGATATTCTAAACAGTATTTTGGACACTGTAACCCGTGCTGTGTTAACTGTCACTATAGCCTAGTAAAAACTAGCGCAGGTGTATTTGGCACAGAACCGTCTGAAATACGTCATAGCATAGATTGGTGTCGACAGTGCTGCGGCGGTGGCGATGTTATGCCTATGATAAATGCAGTAACTTCTGCATCCAAACAGCCGCAACAAGGCGGCCACATCCAAGGCGAATGGTTTAGCACCCAATATTGTGGATGCTACCAATCTCATATGTGTCAGACTATGTACGGAACAGGAATACCAGCACCAGGCGCTAACGGGCGAGAAAACGGCAGGGCCCATGGCACCAAAGGCGGCATGGGCGCAGTAAAAATTAACTTTATACCTAACTCTTAAGGATTACCAAAATGAATATGAATTTTAACGTACCAATTACAGACGAACCATACACTAGTAGTACTAGTGAAAATAAAACTGTTGCAGCAGAATATTATGGATCACCATATATAGTTATAGGTGTTGACCCTAGTAATTCAGCAGTAATGAGTGTTGATAGAGAAGCTGAGGAAGCAATGGATATGTCAGAGTTTGAAGACGATGTTCTTGAATTTCATCTTATTGCAGTAAATGAGTCCAATGTATTAGCAGTAGCAAAACTAACTCATCAATTTACTAGTGAAGCTTCGGAATATACAGAGTCTTTGAATGATGACGAGACATATACTTACCCATATGATGCTAATAATGTATTTAATGATGTGTATAATAATGATCACCTGACTTATGATGCAGATAGTGGTGCATTCACAATGCCGGGCTTCTTAACACACGGCGTCAGCACAGAAGATTTTTGGACATCCATTACTGAAAGAAAAGAAGAGTTTAAAGTTATTCAAGCAGCCGGAACTTTAAATGAAGATCAACAAACCGCAGTCGATGCTTATGTTGATTGGATGGAAAATGCACCTACTAAATACGACGGTGTAGCGCATTGGAAAATTCCATTTCCTAACAGTCCAGAAGTATAAAGCCACTTTTAAAAAAGCTTTTGATCTAGATCAATAAGTAATTTTATACATTTGTTATAGGAATTACTTAATGAGATCAAAAGCTTTTTTTGTGAACGGCGGCTACGGTAGAGTTGTTTGTTCAATACCAGCATTCGAAAAATATGCAGAAGAATCGGGAGACAATGATTTTATCATTGTGTGCGAAGGCGGCACCGATGCGTTCAAGGGCCATCCAATACTTGATGAAAGAGCATATGATATTTGGCACAAAAATTTATTTAGAGAAAAAATAAAAGACAGAGAATGTGTTACTACAGAGCCCTATAGAGTTTGGGAATATTATAATCAAGAATGTAGTCTTACTCAAGCATTTGATATTCAAATAAACGATAAAGGTATTAGAGAACTTCCTAAGACCAAATTATATCTATCAAAAGAAGAACTGTTAGTTGGAAAACAGATCGTAGATGAAGTAAAAGAAAAACTTAAAAAAGACAAGGTCATCTGTATTCAACCATTTGGCCGCAGCTCTACAGTTAATAATAATACATTCATGGATAGTAGCGGAAGAAGTATAGAATATAAAGATCTAAAATCTATAATAAAAAAATTACAGAAAGAAAAGTTTGCTGTAGTTATAATGAGTGAATACAAATTTGACTTTTCTAAAGACGGATTTGCAGACGAAGTAGCAATGCCTGATAATGTTAGTCTAAGACAATGGGCTTCAGTTATAAAGAATTGCGATCACTTCCTTGGATGTGATAGTGTTGGTCAGCATTTATCATATCAAGCAGAAACACTAACCACAATTGTAATAGGATCAACATTTCCTGTAAATGTTAGCTATCCGGACTGTGAGTATTTTAATATTATTGATCTAGGTATGCATGACAGAGTATACGATCCAATCAGAATATTACCCGATGAATATACATCAAGAAAAAATGAAAACATCATGTATATGAGTGCAGAAATACAAGACTACGTAGTAGACACTGTACTAGGAAAAAACCCAGAAACAAAATAATCTATTGAGGAAATTAAAAACACTATGGAAAACAACACAGGTTATATTGCTGCAATAGCACGAGGACACAATGCAGGAGTTTGTCTTTTAAAAGATGGAGAAATTATTTTTTCTATTGAAGAAGAGAGATTAACTCGGCAAAAATATGATGGCGGCCCGTATGCAAGTATGTTAAAAATATTAGAGTATACAGATAAAATTGATTATCTTGTAGTAGCGCATACGCAAGGACTTAACGATACAGCAGGCAAAGTAGATTTTAGTGGCGATGATGTATATACAGGACTAGCCCGCAAGTTAGGACTTATATCTCGTAAAGAAAATAATCACGAGCATCCTCAAGTAATAGATTTGAGTCACATACATCATAGATTACACGCTGCATGTGCATTTTATAGAAGCGGATTTGATGAAGCAACAGCAGTAATTGTAGACGGCGCTGGCACATTTATGCCAATGAATGTAAACGGAGAAGAGACAATAGGCTGGGAAACAGAAACAGTATTTGAATGTAAATATCCAGATGCAATAAAAACTGTATACAAGCACATTGGCACTCGAGGTCCGCACTATGGCGGCAAACTTCAAATATCCGAAGGTGACAGCGAATATACAGCATTTTTATCAGATACTGCTGGTATTGTAAAGGCATATGAAGCTGCAACACAATATTGCGGATTTAGTGCAATTGAAGCTGGAAAAACTATGGGGTTATTTCCGTATGGAGAAGAAAATCCTAATATTCCAAAAATGTTTAATTATGACAGCATTATTCCTACAACTAATAGAAATTTAATTATACCTACATATCCAAATGCTGGAGCAATAAATGCTGGTCATTATGCAGAATTAGAAACAAAAGAAGAAGATTTTGTAGACGCAGATCTTACAACATTCCAAAATAGAAGAGATATTGCTTATGCTGTACAAACTCAGACACAGGATAGAGTAACACAGTTAATTAAAGAAGCTGTAGAAATGACAGGTATTAAAAATGTTGTTATAAGTGGCGGTTATGGGTTAAATTGTGTTGCTAATTATCACTATTTAAAAGAGTTAGATGATGATATAAAGATATACGCAGAACCTATATCAAATGATGCTGGCACAGCATTAGGAGCAGCATTATTATATCATAAAGCTAGAGCGCAAGATGAAACAGTAATGCAACGATCAGACGATCTATATCTAGGACCAAAATACGAATATTCAACAAAGGAAATATATAGCTTAGGAAAGAGTTACAGCGCAGAAATAGAAGATGCTGACCATGAAAAAGTTATTGATCTAATAACATCAAAAAACATTGTTTCTGTATTCCAAGGTCGATCAGAAAATGGTCCTAGAGCGTTAGGTAATAGAAGTATACTATATGATCCTACAGATCCTAAAGGTAAGGATCATGTAAACACAATAAAACGTCGCGAATACTTCCGTCCATTTGCAGGCAGTATACTAGAAGAAGATGTACACGAATGGTTTGACTTACGTGGTATGGAAAGTTCACCAACGATGATGTATGCCGTAAATTGCCAACCAGGTATTGAAGAAAAGATTCCAGCTATTATTCATGTTGACGGAACGTGTCGTATTCAAACTGTAAATAGAGATCAGAATCCTCATTACTATGATATTATCAAAGCATTTAAAGAGCGCACAGGATGTCCGATTATATTTAATACTAGCTTTAACTTAGGCGGCGAGCCGTTAGTAGAAACACTTGAAGATGCATTGTGGACATTACAGCAAAGTGATATAGAATATTTGTATCTACCAGAATACGGAAAGCTACTTACTATTAAAAACAAATAAATACTAATAACAATATTAGGAAAAACAAATGTTTAACATAGCAAAGTATATTACTAGTGGATTACAAAATACGCTTTTATTAAAAAATAATTCGGGATTTTCCTATGGAGGTCCGTGGAAGGGTGTTATTGATGATACACTTGTAGATAGGTGGCATGTAGGAGATTTTGTATCTGCAGAATATACTATAAGTGTTGAATATGATACAGACAATAGAGAAATCTTAAAGTGTTTAGTAGTAGCTTCAGCAGGCCAAGCAAAACTCAATGTTTACTCAAGATTATCTACAAATACAGAACTAGTAGAAATACGTGCTATAGTAAATGACAGTTATGTTGATGTTTTTGCTAGTCCTAAATCCACAAAACTGCAAGGATCTAAATTAATATTTACGGCAAAGTATTTTACCAGTCAAAATTAGATTTGATCTTTTTTAGGTAAATACTATGCAGGAGTAGATAATGAAGAACGCAACTAATTCACCATATCATTCAGATTTTGGATTCAACAGCCCCGGGTTTACTGTGGATGCGCAAGGTAATATTGTCGCAACATCTATTTCATTATCTACATCAACAGATACTCTTATAGGTGATTTTGAATTTACTGATAACGAAACTAGTTTTGGAATTGTAGGTATAGAAGGATTTTCTCCTTCCATTAACTTAGCTAGGGGAGAAAGTTACACACTAGAACTTTCTCTAACATCATTTGCATTTGAACTAGTAAAAGCTAACGAATCAGAATATGTAGATTTTACTGTAAACCACAGTGACGGATCTACGGGAAATGATGCACAAGGAAAAACTTCTGGATTATTGAGTTTTACAATCCCTCAAAACTACATCGACGATACAATTATATATAGAAATGTTGGATCAAACGTCAAAGGGACTATAAATGTAATTGATCCAGTAGGACTTTTTAGTTCAGTCAACGTCACAGACATAATAGATTCGAATAGCCCCGAAACAGGTTCTTTACTTGTTACAGGCGGCGTCGGAATCAAACAAAATTTAACAGTAGGTGGCGAACTTAACATTTCAAACTTGTCTGTCTATAATGAAACTATAAATGTTTTGGCATCAGACTCAAGTTTGTTAGGAACTATCGATAATCAAGGATCTAGCATTCCTGTAAAAGATACTACAATTATAAATACTTCCTTATCGTCGTCAACAATAACTACCACACCAACGCAAGCAAATGATATTACAAATAAAACATATGTAGATTCTACAGTGTCTGCACTGGCAATAGCACTAGGAACATAGAGAATGGCAAAAACACAACTTAAAAATTATGTATACAAACCAGGATTAGCAGCAACCGATAATAGATATCCGGATGCGTATAGCCTAATACTGCAAAACAAAAGTTTTATACAAAAGGAAAGTGCAGCATGGATACAAGATCAAATTGATGCAAGCACAGCAGGATTTGTAGGTTATACATACAATCAAGAAAAATGTGAAAGAGATGTTGGGTATAACATAGACGCATATCTATTAGATATTAGATATGGAGGAAATGAAAATACCTACAACACTATAAAATATTATTGGGATCAAGATGTTGCACAAATTGACGGCGATAGACAGCCAGAAATACAAACATATGGATTTATAAAGACTTTAATTAATACTTATATTTTACAAAATACGTCATATAGTGCATCAAATACAGAAGTTACTCAGACTTTAGATTTGACAAAAACAGCAGAAACTGATGCAATCGATGAAATAGATGCATTATTAGACAACACAATTCAAGTAGTTACAAGCGGTCTTTCGAGCCTACCTACACTTGTAGATAATGGTGTAGGAAGAATAAAGGTGCAAGGACGTTACGATACTGATGAATTATTATTAATTACTAATACTACAAAAAATGAAATAATATATAACTTTAGTAATCCTACTACAGGCGGCTTTGTAACACTAAAAACTGATAGTGTAAATGAAGATAAAGATTTTTTAAAGTATTTGCAAACAACTGACGCTATAACAACTATTACTTTAAATTACGACACAAGTAGTCATTCATCTACTGATGATATACAAATTTTTGTAGAAAAAATAGAAAATGGCAAAAGTGTTGTAACAACTAGACCATATGATTTTGGAACAGATGCAATTGAACGTATGCGTATTGCTCCTCCATTAAGTATGCTTGATGCTGACTTTGAGTACGGATTACAGCCTACAAAGTGGGCAGCAATATCAACAATGCGTGGCTATCCTAGTATTTACGAAGTTCCAGGAACAGATACAAGTGTTCTAAGTGTTATAACTGACGCAAGTGCAGGGACTAGTGGCGTAGGACAATCTTTAATTACTGTTACAACTGTATCTCCACATGGTTTTGTAGAAGGAGATCCAATTACAATAAAAGCATTAGAAGATAGTGTTGTTGGTGCAGCTAGAGCAGAAGGGTCGTTTATAATTGTTGATGTCCCCTCAGATAGAACATTTACGTTCTTTGCAAAGTCAAAGGTTGGAGAAAACGACGGAGATATATTATCGACAACTTACACACAACTTAGGAAAGCCGGCTTTTATACTGGTGCAACTATAGGTAATCCTACTTTTTCTGTACTAAGTAACGGAAGCTCCGGCACAATGGTTACAGAGTTAGGAACTGCCGCAGGATCAGATAGAATTGCATTTGACGGCAATGCTCCAGAAATTGGATCTCCAATTACAGATGCAAGTAACGCAATTCCTGTAGGCGCCCAAGTTACAGGCGTTAGAACTACAAGTTCAGGAGGAGGAACATATATAACTCCTACTATTGAAGGCGATTACGGTCCTGGAGCAACATCTATACAAGTAACAGATTCAACCGGTGTTGTACAAGATTTAGCATTAGATTCCGGCACAGGAACAGCAGTATATGTTAGTTCTGTAGCAGGAAACACAATTAATTTATCCAATCCCCTTACAGCTTCTCTTACAGGAAATACAACTACGTATACTGCTGTCGAAGGTTTGAATCAAACAGGCGTAGGTGTAGATGCAGAATTTGATGTAAGTAGAGCATCTGGCAGCTATACAATTGATGCAATCAGTAATAGTGGTTCAAATTATGAAATAGGTGACAGGATATTAGTTGCAGGTACACTTTTAGGCGGATTATCTCCTGATAATGATTTAGTAGTTATTGTTGATACCGTACTTGGAAGCGGTGCTGTAGAAACTTTTAGTACAGAAGGCACAGCGTTTACTGGCACGTTAACACTTCCTGGAATTACAGCACCGCCTGCGGAAGGCGGCGCAGGATCGGGTGCTAGATTCAATGTTACAATAGATAACGGAAGTTTTGATGTTACTTTAGCTACTGGCCCTAACGACGATGATAGTACAGGTTATTCAGTTACCGATCAAGTTATTATAGCAGGCGACGAATTTCCAGGAGGATTTAGTCCAGCTAACGATTTAATTATACAAGTAACAGCAATTACTTCAGGCGGAGCAATTGATACATTTACTGTGTCGGGCACTGCTCCGGATGCTAGTGCTACAATAACTAATCCGCCTATTGCTAGTACAACAACAGTAGCTGGTTCAAACGCAGCTTACGATGTAACAATTACTGGCAGTGTGTATAGTGTAACTAGAACAAATGACGGTATTAACTATTTGCCTACAGAAGAGATAGTAATATCTGGTGCAGAATTAGGAGGTACAAGTCCAACTAATGATTTAACAATAACTATCGATAATGTAGACGGGACTGGAGCAATTACTGCTGAGAGTGCATCAGGCGTTGCAACAGGAATTTTGCCTGTAGGTGATTTTGATGCATCTAACTTAATAGGTTCTGGTTTAACTTTTAATGTTGGATTAGATGCAGGAACATACAGTGTTGTAGTAGCAGATACAGGAACCAATTATGGTATTGGCCAAGAAATAATTATTCCCGGTAGTAGTCTAGTCGGAGAAGACGTGACTAATAATCTAACTGTTACAATTAGCACACTTATAGGAGAAAACGGCGTAGATGCTATTACATCGTCAGGCACTGCTGCAAGCGGCACAGCCAGCTATACTAGTGTTGCAGGATCAAATGATGCTCCTATAGGATCAAACGGAGAATTTACTATTCAAAGAACCGGCGGAACATACGGTTCGATTACAATTACTAATGGTGGAAATGGATATCAGATAGGTAATAGGATAAAAATTATTGGAGGCCAATTGGGAGGCCAATCTCCCCAGAATGATTTAATACTTCGAGTAACGGGAGCAGTAGCAGGAGTGATGCAAACTGTAGTTAGTTCTTATGTTACTGCTAATTTAGGTGATAACTTAGATCTTATAAGTACTTTCACAATATCAGAAAACACAGATACTGCATTAGCAGCAGCAAGTTCTTTATCTTTTGGAGCATTAGCAACTCTAGAAGTTACATTTCCTAATGCACACGGACTAGTGCCTGGAAATACATTTATAGTAAGTATAAATTCAGATGACGGAGCTAACAATCATGCATTATCATCAGGATCATTCTTTGCAACTGATATACCGTCAACTGATAAACTAAGATTCCAAGCTAGAGCAGAAGGTACAATTGACGATACTATACAAATTGGTGGAGAAGTTTATCCAAGACCAGATAGCTTCTTTATACACAGACCGTTTGATGGCGGTGTACAGCTAGGTACAGGCGGTCCGCAACACGGCTCACAAGCTATACGTCAAAGTAAAAAGTATATTCGTTACCAGTCAGGTAAAGGCATTATGTATACAACTGGCGCACTTTTTGCTCCGAGCTACGATATTAGAAGTATAACAGCAGAAGATGTAGAAGTTGGCTCACTTATAACTGTTGTTACTGATGATAACGATCACGGAGTACAAGAAGGCGGCATAATCCGTTTGCTAGGCGTAGAAACACCAGGATATAACAGTGGTCCTGAAACTGCTGTTCCTCCTACATTTGATTATACAGTTGTTGATATAGTTGACGAACGTACATTTAAAATAAGAGCCCAGCGTAGACTAGGTGCAACTACTGCTGTACTAGGTTTCGGCGCCCAAATGAGTGTTGTTAGTTGGCACGGTGCTACAGTACGTTCAGGTATCTTTGATGATCAAAATGGTATTTTTTGGGAGTTTGATGGCACACAGATAAGCGTTGTGCAAAGAACAGGTACTAGACAACTTGCTGGCACAATTGCATTATCTATAGATAGTAATCTTATATCAGGAACAAACACTAGATTTTTAGATCAATTAAAAGCAGGTGACAGAATTATTATCAAAGGCATGACACATGTTGTGAGTCATGTTAATAGTCAAACCGAATGTACTATCACACCTGACTGGCGCGGAGTTGTAGATATTGTTGGTGCAAAAGCTAACTTAATTGTTGACAAGAAAACAAAACAAAAAGACTTTAATCTAGACAGATTAGACGGAACTGGACCAAGTGGTTACGATATTGATATTGCTAAAATGCAAATGATTGGTATTCAGTACAGTTGGTATGGTGCTGGTTTTATTGACTTTATGCTGCGTGGCGCAGATGGTAACTTTGTATTTGCGCACAGAATGCGTAACTCAAACGTAAACACAGAAGCGTTTATGCGTTCAGGTAACTTGCCTGTGCGTTATGAAGTTAGTAACGAAGGGCCAAGTGGTAAATTAGCAGCAGCAATGGATTCAACTCAAAATACTATTCCGTTAGTAGACAGTAGTTTCTTTCCAGACTATGGTACAGTTTATATTGATAACGAAATTATATCATTTACTGGTAATGATAAAACTACGGACACACTAACAGGAATAACTAGAGGAGCAACATTTACTAACTTCCAAGCAGGCGCCACAAGATCATACACAGCAAGTATAGCAGCTATTCATAACGATAGAACAGGTGTTGTATTAATATCGCAAACAATTACGCCATTAATTAGTCACTGGGGTAGTGCGTTTATTACAGACGGTGGTTTTGATGACGATCGAGGTTATATTTTCTCATATGCTGCGACAGGTGTTGCGATCAGTACTACTAAAAATACAGCCTTTATGATTCGTCTATCACCTAGTGTTAGTAATGCACTAACTGGTGACTTAGGTGAACGCGAACTACTAAACCGTGCGCAGTTATTACTATCAGGACTTGAAATTACTTCAGATACAAGCACAGGCGGTATTGTTGTCCAAGGCGTTCTTAATCCGCAAAACTATCCGTTAGATCCTGGATCAGTATCGTGGTCAAATCTAAGTGGCGCAGCACAAGGTGGCCAGCCTAGTTTTGCACAAATTGCTCCGGGTGGTGCTATTAACTGGAATGGCGGCGCAAGCGAAACTACTACTGCGGTTAATATTAGTGCAGACATACAAACTTCAACATACACTCCATTAGTATTTGGCACTGGTGAAAATAACTCACCGATTGAAATTCTTTCTAGTGTATATAATGGAGTTGGTGCAGCGTATACTGGTGCCGAAATTTACGAAGCAAATGGTAATGCATACAGCGGCGGCAGTCAAGGAACATACCTTGTAACTAGTATTAGAACAAGTGGAAATCAAACTCTTATAGATTTTAGAAGTACTACTGGTAGAACACGAAAAGCCACAAACTTTACTGGTACTCCTGGCATATTCTTTAAACAGTCATCATATACTGGATTTACAAACAAATTAATTTTTACTAAAGCAGCTTGGGAAGCAGGCGGTGCATCCGAAGGTACATCAGTTGCTATAACTGATACTAATTGGCCAGCAGGAACTGCGGTATCGAGTGTAGAACTAAAATCGTTAGGTGGAATTGAGTTTTATGAAGTTACATTTAACCAAACTTCTTTAAATTCGTTATCAACAAGTGATAATGTTACATTCCTCTTTGGACAACCACCATTTGCCCAACCAGGTGAAACTGTGTTCTCATTCATTGCTAACCCAGGTGAACGTTCTACACTAGATTTATCAGAATTGAAAGAGCTTACTAATACGCCACTAGGTGGACGAGGAACATATCCAAATGGTCCTGACGTGTTGGCTATTAATGTTTATAAGATTTCTGGAACAGAAGTTTCTGGTAATATTATTCTAAAATGGGGCGAAGCACAAGCTTAATCCTGTGCTTCTAACCAGTTTACAAAGGCAGCAAGATCATCAAAAATCTTAGTTGCCTTTTTAATCTTTTTGTATGTAAATCGTTTGTTTATTAATTCTTCTGTTTCTTTACCGTAACCTGTACGTACTAGTATTGGTTTAGAATTCATTTTCATCGCTACTTTTAAATCAGAGATTTTGTCTCCTACATAGTACCCTTTAGAAAATTTTATATCAGAATGTTCTTTTTCACAACGCTTAAACATTCCTGTGTTAGGCTTAGCATACATATCATTTTTTGCACTGCTTGCGCTATAGTAAAGTGCATTAATACTAGGACAACCTGCTTTACCTAAGAGTTCAAACATATAGTTGTGTAATTTATCAACATCGTCTTCTGTAAAAAGCCCGTGCTCTATGCCGCCTTGATTTGTTATAATAACAATCTTGTGTCCTAATTGTCTAATCCTAGCAACTGCTTCTAAACTTCCTTCTATAGGTTCAAAATCTTTTGGATCTACAGTGTAAGTGCCCCTATCAATGTTAAGGACACCGTCTCTATCTAAGCCGATTACACACTTTTTATCAAAATTTTTCGCCATTTGAGTAACATCGCTACTCCAAAGTACTTTAGGCTGTGGGACTGTCATTTTGACTATCCCCTGGAAAAACTCTATAGTTGTCCTCTACGCTGTCTGCTGTTGACACTTCAGTTATACTAGAACCGGCAACAAGGCATTCTAATTGATGCGGTTGTAATGGAGGATTATGCCATGTTTCGCCTTCTACTAATTCTTTTTCATGCATTTGTGCATTAGTAGTATCGATCCAGCGCACCATAAATTTACCAGTATTTACAAACCAAGTTTCATCTTTTTCTCTATGAAAGTGCATTGAAAATTTAGCACCTTCCTTTTCAAACACCATAATCTTGCCACAGTATTTGTCATTAGATGCCCAAATTAATTCGTAGCCCCATCCTTTAGGTACAACCCCATTTAGTCTAGTCGATTCACTTTCCATTAATATAATCCTCTATGTTTGTCCACTGCATATCTACTACACTATTTAAATTAGTTAACTCTGCACAGGTATAACTTTGGTATTGTGATTTTATGTTATCTGGCATTGGTATGTATTCAATGTCACCTCCGTGTTTGTTAACAATGGATTGCGCTACTGTTTCAAAACTTACTGGACGTCCTGTACCTACATTAAAGATGCCTGATTGATCTACATCAAACATTTTTTCATGTAGTCTACATATATCGTCTACACATACAAAATCTCTAAGATAATTATTACTATCTTCAAATAACTTAATTACACCGTTGTCCTTAGCTTGATATGCAAATTTAGTATACGGACTTGCTTGATCACCTTTGTGTTCTTCGCCTTCCCCATAAACATTAAAGTAACGGAAGCCTTGTATTTTAATAGCAAACTCGTCTATGTATTGATTTATAAATCTATCAAACAAATACTTTGACCATGCATAAGGACTTTGTGGCAATAACGGACCGCTCTCAGTAAAATGTGTAGTTGGACCGTAAACACTTGCACTAGATGCATATTGTAAATTAGTACCAAAGTTTTCACATATTTGTGCTAGTCTAACACTGAACTCAAAATTTTGTTCTAGTATTTGATCCACATCAGTAAAGGTAGTTGAACTAATTGCACCCAAGTGTATACACCAATCATAGCCTTCAGTATGTGGAAGCACACCTGGCTCCCATTCCCAGCCTTCTACTTCGTGGCCTTGTTGTTGCAAATAGCTTGCAACATTTTTACCAATAAATCCTTGGTTTCCTGTAACTAATATTTTCATTTGCTGTTCTCTATAATCTGTGTTGTTGAATATCCGCCTACTGTAGGTATAATATGTACATTAGCTAACTCGTGCCCCACAACAGTTTCAACAGTGTAATCTCCGCCTTTTACAATTAAGTTAGGCTGTATGTGTTTAATTAATTCGTATGGTGTATCTTGTTCAAAAACGTGAACTTCGTCTACCCACGGTAGTATAGATATTTGTTCAACACGTTTTTCTATATTGTTTACTGGACGATTGTTGCCCTTTAGGCGTTTTACACTTGCATCTGAGTTAAGACCAACTATAAGTTTGTCGCCTAAACTACGTGCTTCTTTTAGTAAATTAAAATGTCCTGTGTGCATAATATCAAACACACCGTTTGTAAAGATTACACGTTCTTCAATATCATTGTGTGTAAGTATATATGTACCTACGTGCTGTACTGCACGTCTAGATCCTTTAATAGCAAGTTCTAAACATTGCGTATAATCATAATTCTTAGTTAAGCCATATACAAATGCTGCCAAAAAACAATCGCCTGCACCAGTAACATCTGATACTTCTACTTGTGCAACAGGCAGATTATAATCAACACCGTCTATACTAGCAACTACATTATCTCCAGCATTAGTAGTAATAATATTACCTTGCCAATTATTAAATCCAAATTTAATAAATTCAACATTGTTAGGTTTTACTAACCATGCGTCTTTATACTGATTTGCATGCTCTTTAGGATCTACAATAATTTTACAATTAAATTTATTAAGGTGTTCAATAATTTTAAGAGATTCGTCAAGTACGCCTTTGTTGTAGTCACTTAATATTACATAATCATATTCTGAAAAATCACTACGTAATACATTGCTCAACACAGCAGTACTATCTGCAACTTTGTCGTCGTCTATTCGTGTGATATAATGTCCGTCACAAATAACTCGCGTCTTGATACTACGCGGTTGTTCAGTTTGTAATAGTGTAACATCTACACCTAGACTTTTAAGATTTTCGTATACTAGTCCCGCGCCGCCTAGTGTTTCAACTTCATGCTGATATTTGACCACAGGCACAGGCGCTTCAGGACTTATGCGTTCTGAAGTGCCATAGATATATTTGTCGATTATTACATCACCAAAAACTAATACTTTCATAGTTTTATTATACTTTCTTTTGTATTATTTGTCAAGAAGATTTATAGTTTGGAATACAGTTTCTAATTTAGATAAGTTGACTTTACTTTGAAGTGTATTGCGCAACCCGTGATGTAACGGTTTTGGCCATTTGGTAAAACTACACCAAGCATATCCGTTATGCTCGTCATTTAATATAGGAATAAATTCAGATTGTACTACACATAGGTATGTATGAAAGTGAAACTTACTATCTGCGCTAATGAAACTTTCTAGAGGCAATGTCTTTCTAATATCAGGCATACTACCAATTTCTTCTGAAATTTCTCTTTGTAGGCCTTCCCAAGGTGTTTCTTTGCCCTCGTTAGTACCTCCTACAAGCCCCCACATGTTGTTACGTTTACCGTTGGCTCTGTGTAAAAAAAGAAATCTATTAGTATCTAGTGTGTAGAATAATGCACCGCTACAAGTAATTTTTGTCATACTAATAATTATCCAGCTAGATCTATTCTCCATGTTCCAATTGGATATTCACCGTCGATACTTAACAACCATTCTCCGTTAGCAAATCTATATTGCACACTAGTATTTAAATTTGTTGTATAGGTAGTAGTAGTTGTTTCGCTTGCATCAAAAACAATACTCCAATTGTTTCCATCCCATTCTATTATATCATTTATGTCTGCTACTAAGTTGGTATTGTTTGAATTTTTCCAAGCACTTGCACCTACATTAGACAAATCTGTTCCTATTGCATCTAACAATAAAAGTCGTAATCCTGCAACTTTAATATCGGTTGGATTAAATCCACCAGGATCAATAATATAGTCTATTGTAGTTCTACCTTGTATAATAGTGTCTGAAGGGAAACTATCAGTATCAAAATTAATTTCTATTTTTTTATCATCAAACGGATTAATTGCAAAGGTTCCAGTTATAGTACTGTTATTTTCTGAATTTGTAAGATAAATCCTACTTACGTCGGTTTGATAAGTGTTTGGCAATACTTCAAAAATTTCTTGCCAATTTTTACCTATACTGCCGTTGCCATATAATTGTGCAGTACCTGAATTTAGATACACTCCGTACTGTCTATAATTAACATTAGCCATTTCTGATGCTATAGAAGTCTGTGCTTTTCTGTTTGTATCGTCTCCAGACATGCCTGGCAAAAAGTCTGTATATGCATTGTTTTCTGGCGCACTTACGCCGTCCTCTATTGTTCCTCTTTGTTCGTCAAACATGCTTGTAATAATATTTGTAATAACACCCATTTTCTTAACTCTGGTCGGAGGACTAATGTATATCGGTATAGAAAAAGTTAGAGTAGAAATATCAATTTCGCTATCAACACCTACTGGTACACTTCTATTTGACCACTGTACATTTTCTAAATTTACAACAGTAATACTAGTCCAATCAATAAAGTTGTCAGTAGTTTGCATTTCTAAACTTGGATTAAACAACACAAGTATTTGTTCAAGAATTTGTAATTTTTGATCAGTATTTGATGCCCAGATATCTGCATTTACACGCATCATATAAGGTGTAGGTATTAATCTTTCAACTGTATAGTTTTTGCCTTGATAGTTTAAATATTCATTATTTTCTTCGTCATATGCACGTTCGCGTATATTCACTTTACGTGTATATGTTGCATCAGTTAACCTATCTCTATCTAATTCTAAACCTGTAACATATACTGCTATCCTAGGTGTACTAGGTAACTTATTTTCTGAATTTTCTCTTATAATGTTTGCTACTTGTCGAGTCAAATCGCCATACGTAACAGGAACATCTTTTGTTTTTCCCTTGCCATCTTTGACAGGAAAATTACTCAATATGCGCATCATTTGAGTAGTGTATCTTCTAATTTGGCCGTCGTAAAAGTGTAGCATTAAGTATTATCCGCCTTTGGTCGAAGTGCTTTAGAAAGACTCTGTCTTTCTTCGACTATTTCTCCGTCTATATCATTAGTATTTGTATTATTAATAAATTGTGTTTTATAAGTTTGACGTTCTAATGTATTACTTAAAGTCATTCTAATATCTTGGTTCATTTTGACCCAACGAGTGCCGTCATATTTAAACATTCTGTTTGGAAGAAAGTCTGTCCTCAAAAAGTAATCACCTTCTTGATTATCAATAGGAAAAGATATACCAAAACCAAATGGCGCACCATTTGGAGCAGCATCTCCAGTGCCAACTAGATATCCAGTATAACCTTCTCTGTCTGGTCTATCGGTAACTTCGTCTGCATTTGTATTAATATTAGAAGCATCTAATTCATCAGTATCTGCTGTTCTAAGTGCAACACTACCGTCCTCATTAGTAGCAATAGTGTAATAATGACTTATGTCATAACCTGACTTTGGGGAGTCTGCTTCTGCTTGTGCTACTACTGCATTGTTAATCTGCATTTCTTTTTCGTAGGTACTTAATACATCGCGTAACGTATTATCACTACCTTCTTCTGCAGGTAAATCGAGTATTTCAGCGTATTCCTGTCCGTCATATATTTGCTTCAATTTTAAGCGATATAAGTGTGGATACCATGTTTGTGAAAATCCCTCCGCTGCACGATTAATATCTTCTATAACATAAAAGCGTTTAAGCGCAACACTATAATCATTTAGTGCATACTCGTCTTTAAGGTGCGGCAGTTCGATAACATCCCCGCTAATAGGTTTTCTGCCTAAAGTCTTTACAATGCTAGTAATATGTACAGTCATAAAAAGTGTATCGTTACTAAGGAATAAACCAAATTGACTTAGGTCAAAATCAATATCTTGTACATTATATATGCACCTAGTGTTGTAAATATCAGGATCGTACTTTCTGTCACGATTTTCAAGGAATAACAAATCTTGTATATTAGTTTCTGCAACAGCATCATATTCTGGCTGTACAGCACTACGGTCGTCGTCAGAAGGATTGTTGGGTCCTAAATATTTGTGTATGTTTACATCAGTTCCGCCAATAGTAAACATTTCTTGGATCTGCTTGTCCAAAAAATGATAATCATTGCCGCGTTCTGGTTTGTATAAGCTAAGACGTGGAATAACTTTTTCTCCTATCCGTTATACATATTTATCGCTAGCGATAAATACTATACGGAGAACTTCAATGGCAGAATTAGCAACACAAAAGCAAGAAATATTTGATTACGTTAATACGTTCCTAGGTGGTGGGATGGTTGATGTTGAACTTGATCCTATCCACTACCAAACTGCACTTAAAAAAGCATTAAGCCGCTTTAGACAACGTAGTGATAATAGTGTTGAAGAATCCTATATATTCCTTACAACAGTTGTTGATCAAAACGAATATGTACTACCAAACGAAATAATGGAAGTACGTAAACTATTTCGCAGATCAATAGGTTCTAGAACTGGTGGCGGAGACGGCGGCAGTATGTTTGAGCCATTTAATCTAGCGTACACAAACACTTATTTGTTATCAGGTTCTAAGATGGGTGGATTAGCAACATACGATTTATTTTCACAACATCAAGAACTAGTAGGTAGAATGTTTGGTTCATTTATTGAATTTACATGGAACAATACGAGCAAAAAACTTACTCTTCTACAGCGTCCTAGAGCAGAAGAAGAACTTTTACTTTACTGTTATAACTATCGTCCAGATAGTGAAATACTAAACGACTATCTTGCAAGTCAGTGGATTAAAGACTATACCCTTGCTAGTTGTAAATATATGTTAGGTGAAGCACGTTCAAAGTTTGCTACGATTGCAGGTCCACAAGGCGGCTCAACACTAAATGGCGATACTCTTAAAGCCGAAGCACAAACTGAAATGGATAAACTAGAAGCAGAGGTGTCCATGGCAGTACCGGGCGGCACAGGCTACGGCTTCTTAATTGGCTAACAAAATGAATGATTTTCATACCATAAAAACAGCAGACGAAGTGCCGGGCTGGACTAGTACTCAACAACATAACAAGTATAAAGATATAGCAGAACAATTACCTAAAAATCCAAGAGTTTTAGAAATTGGATGCGGTTGGGGACGTAGTACATGGGCTTGGTTAGATGCATTGCCAGCAACAACAGACTACTACATTTTAGATAATTTTTCTTTACAATTAGGTAATACTTTAAGAAAAAAAAACTGGTTGAAAAAATGGCCACATATAAACGAAAAAGCTAGAAAAACAAAAAATCTAACTCAAAGAAAAATATTTGATGGATTGATATCACAACATCCAAATAAAGATATTATAAAAACAATATGGCATATGAATGGAGAGGATTGGTTGCAAAGCAATCATTTTACAAATAATTTTGATCTAGTTTATCTAGATGATGATCACAGTTTTAATGCAGTATCTACTTGGCTTAACACATTCAAAAACGTGCCTATAGTTTGTGGAGATGATTATAATATCAAATGTTTCCCTCAAGTTATAGAAGCAGTTAATAATTACACAATTGAAAATGAAAAATATTTGTTAGTGCCAATAAGTTGTTTTTATGTTATAAAAAATTCTTGACAATTGCAGCTATCTGTAATATACTGTAATAACAATGTAAAGAGGATATCGTATGTTACCTAAACTACTAATTGTCGGTCACGGCCGTCATGGTAAAGACACTGTGTGCGAAGTACTACAAGATTACGGATACACGTTTCAGTCTAGTTCTAAATTTTGTTCGGAACTTTTTATTTTTAATGACTTAAAAGACAAGTACGGTTATGCTGATGAAGAAGAATGTTTTAAAGATCGACATCATCATCGCACTGAATGGTATAATATGATTCACAACTATTGCAAAGATGATCTAGCACGACTTGGTCGTAATCTATTTTCAGAAAATGACATTTACTGTGGCCTGCGTAATAAGCGCGAATTCTTTGCAATGCAAAATGAAGAAATATTTGACTATGCTATTTGGGTAGACAGAAGTGATCATTTACCTCCTGAATCAAAAGACTCAATGAGCATTGAGCAATGGATGTGTGATTATACTATTGATAACAATGGCGACTTGGCAAGATTAAAACTAAATGTTGATATTCTTATGCGTACTATGTTTAGAAATCTGGGCGTAAGTCTCCCTGTTTCCACCGCACTTCGGTTTTCTGCAGAATACGTTGACAGTTAGCACAAATTGTTTTTAAGTTGTTAGGACGACAGTTTTCTAAATCACCATCTATATGATATACATTAAACTGTTCGTCGTGTTTAGATTTAAATCCACATTTTTCGCATTCGTTCTTTTTTATATATCCACGTTGCTTCCATAGTGGTACGCCGTGATTAACTCCATTTCGTAGACACTTGCCACATAGTTTACGATAATAAGTTCTACCTTCTTTTTTATAATTTATTGCTGCTGGTTGTTGCCCGCATTTACATAATGGTCTCATATTGTATTTACCTTGCCTTTTTGGTGCCTTTTTTTCATTGATATTGGGTATGATTTTAGATCATATTGGTAAATACTAGTAGAGAACAATATCCAACAGGAGAAAAGAAAATGGCATTAGTATCACCAGGCGTAGAAGTCAGCGTAATTGACGAGTCTTTCTACACACCAGGGGCAGCTGCTACAGTACCGATTATATTTGTTGCAACTTCAGCTAACAAAACAAAGGCATCTGGCAGTGGTGTTGCTCAAGCTACTCTAGCAGCAAATGCTGGGAAGGCTTACTTAGTCACTAGTCAAAGAGAATTAGGTGACTTATTCGGAGATGCAGTATTTGAGTCAGACAACAATGGCAATATGATACATGCAGGAGAATTAAATGAATATGGATTAAACACTGCATATTCATTATTAGGCGTAACGAACCGTGCTTATGTAGTAAGAGCAGATGTTGATTTGTCAGAACTTTCTCCTACTACAAATGCACCAGGCGGCGAACCTGCTGACGGAGCTTATTGGTTTGATACAACAAATACATCGTTTGGCATTTTAGAATGGAACGGCGAAGCTGTAACTACAACAAACGGACAATCTTTTACTCCTGCAATAATAAGAGTAATTACTGAATCTACCGAGTTAGATGGTAGTGTACCTAAGGCGTCAGTTGGAGCCGTAGGCGAATATGCTATTGATGCAACTTCAGATATGAATCGTTTGTTTTATAAGGCAACTGGTAATGCTAACGGAGTTAATGCAGGTGAATGGGTAAGTGTTGGTAGTGATAAATGGGCAGCTAGTTGGCCTGCTATAAAAGGCACTAAGCGTAGTCCTGTTTTAAATAATGGCGACGAAATGGTAATAAATGGCACTACTGTAGTACTAAGTGGTACATCAATTGCACAGCTTGCAACTAGTATCAATAACGAAGGTATAACAGGTGTAAGTGCAGCAGCAGTTGACGGCGTCCTTGAAATTTATGGAGATAGCACTTCGGCTTCAAACGGTGTCAATGCAGACGGACTAATTGCAATTAACGGCGGCACAGGCTCTTTAACAGGGTTGGCTGATTCAGTAGATGGCGGCACAGGCATATTAAACGGAACGTATAGTATTCCTCGTTTATCAATTGATCCACATACTAGTGTACCTGCGTACAAAACAAATGATAGTGTTCCTGCACCTACAGGAAGTATATGGGTTAAAACTACTACTCCTAATGCAGGAGCAAACTGGAGAGTCAAACAGTACAACGATGACACACAGCTATGGAACAATGTAAATGCTCCAATGTATACAAGTAATGAATCTGCATTGTTTAATTTAGATGCAGCTGGCGGTGGCGCAAATTTATTTGCAGGCGATTTGTATATCAAAGCTAATGTAGATGAACTAACTCCTTCTGTTGTAGATTTTAAAATTCATTACAGAGTTTCAAATGAAGCAACATCTATTTCTTCAGGAAAGATTGAAACACAACTTACTACAGGAACATATGCATTCGATATTGCAGAAACTACCGTAAATAGTTTAGCATTATCTAGTAAAACAGTAAGTGTTAGTATAGCAGGTAGTACATCTGCAGATGCAGACACTATTGCAGGCGCGATCAACGCAGCTAATTTTACAAATGTAGTTTCTTATGTAAATGCAGCTAACAAAGTTGTAATCGAACATAAAACCGGTGGTGACATACGTATTAAAGATACCGGCGGACTTTTGACAGCAATGGGCTTTATTGGAATGCTAGGCGATAGTAGTAACTCAGCCACTGCTACACCTAATCTTTATAGAGCACCGGATACAGGCAGTGACGGTTGGTCAGTATCGGTAGATGGTTGGATTGCATCAAACTGGCAGCCACTAACTTACACAGCATCTACCAGTGAACCTTTAGCTCTAACAACATCAGGACAGCGTTGGTACAATCCAACTATCGACGATGTAGATATTATGATTCATGATGGTACTGCATGGGTTGGTTACCAAAACTATAACACTGATTATCAAGATACAAATGCAACAGGACCAATAGTTTCTGCATCTAGACCAACAGAGCAAACAGATACATCTGATTTAGTAGATGGCGATCTATGGATTAGCACTGCTGATTTAGAAAACTTTCCGTTAGTTTATCGTTATAATGGTACTAGTGAAGAGTTTGTTTTAGTTGATAAAACAGACCAAACTACTGAAAACGGTATCTTGTTTGCAGATGCACGTTGGAGTACAACAGGTGGCGCAACAACTGGACCATACGAGGCAGCAGACATTGACGAACTATTAGTAAATGACTACCTAGATCCAGATGCACCGGATTCAGCACTATATCCTAAAGGTATGTTACTTTGGAACACACGAAGAAGCGGTTTCAATGTTAAGCGTTTTGAACGCAACTATATTGATGTAGATACAGCAAACGTTCGTTTTGTAGTAGATGATCCTAACAGTGCCAATCCAGATGATGTAATTGATGAGCCAATGGCAGATTATTATCCACACAGATGGGTTACTGACTCAGGTAATAACCCAGACGGTTCGGGAACATTTGGACGCTTTGCACAGCGTAAATCAGTTGTACAATCATTGCAAGCAATGGTTAACGGCAACCAGGATATACGCGATGAAGAGTCACGTCAGTTTAACTTAATTGCTACTCCAGGTTATCCAGAGTTAATAGGTGAAATGATTACACTAAATTATGACAGACGATTAACAGCGTTTGTTGTAGGAGATACTCCAGGACGACTAACACCAGATGCAACTTCATTAAATGAGTGGGCAAACAATATTAAAGGTGCTCTTGAAGACAATGATTTAGGTGCAGTAAGCAGAGACGAATACTTGGGTATGTATTATCCATGGGGATTCTCAAGTGATAACTTTGGCAACAATGTTGCTGTACCACCAAGTCATATGTCACTAAGAACACTAGTATTGAATGACCAAGTGGCATTCCCCTGGTTTGCACCAGCAGGTACTAGACGTGGCGGAGTTACAAATGCTACAAGCTCAGGTTATGTTAATAACGAAGGTGAGTTTATAGGTATTTCTCTAAATACAGGACAGCGTGATACACTTTATAGTAACTCAATTAACCCAATTACGTTTATTAGCGGCGCTGGATTAGTTGTATTTGGACAAAAGACTCGCGCAAGAAACGCAAGTGCATTGGATCGTGTTAACGTAGCACGTTTAACTGTATACTTACGTGGACAATTAGAGTTACTAGCAAGACCGTACTTGTTTGAACCAAATGATAAGATCACACGTGATCAAATCAAATCAGCAGCTGATCAGTTACTAATTGAACTTGTAGGGCTGAGAGCACTATATGACTTCTTAGTTGTATGTGACGAATCAAACAATACACCTGCTAGAATAGATAGAAATGAATTGTATCTAGATATTGCAATTGAACCTGTAAAAGCAATTGAATTTATTTACATTCCATTAAGACTTAAGAATACAGGAGAAATTGCAGCTCTGGGATAATATGCGTACTTTATAGAGTGGGAGAAATCCCACTCTTAAATTGCATAAATACAACTGTAACAGGAGAAAAGAATGCCAATTACAACCTTAACAAATATTTCGATCCCAACAGAAGATGGCGGCGGAAGCAACAGTTCGTTGTTAATGCCAAAATTACAATACCGTTTTAGAGTTTTATTTGAAAACTTTGGAACAACTGGTGGACCAGATGGAATTAGAGAAATCACTAGACAAGTAGTAGACGTTACTCGTCCAAATATATCTTTTGATCAAATGACAATCGATGCTTACAACAGCAGATCTTATCTTGCAGGTAAGCATACATGGGAACCAATCACATTAACATTACGTGAAGACGCAAATAACAATGTGCAAAAAATTATTGGCCAACAGCTTCAAAGACAGTTTGACTTCTTTGAACAATCAAGTGCTGTATCAGGTGGTACATACAAATTTATCACTAAGATAGAAATACTTGACGGCGGCAACGGAGCAAATGGATCAGCAATTATTGACAGATTCCAGCTAGTAGGCTGCTATATTGAATCAGCAAACTATAACACACTAGCATATGCAACAAGTGATGCAGTAACAACTTCACTTACAATTCGTTATGATAATGCAATACAGTTTGGTAGTGAAGAACAGTTTAGCGGTGTTGGCGAAGCTGTTACAAGAGCTGCACAAGATGCTATTGGCGGCACACAAGTTACTGGCTAATTAGTCTAAGTAATTGGTTATCTTATAACAAAGCAGAGGTCTGTACGATCTCTGCTTTTTTATTATCTACGTGTTTTTTAGAATGGATAAATATTACTATGAGTTGGTGGTCAAGTTTAATAAAATCAAGAGATGTCAATACGCACCTGCGCGATGCTAGGCATGCGCATAATTTATTCACACAGTATGGACATTTGTTTTCTCCTAAAACAAAATTCTTATATCATGTTGTTTTTGAACCTACAGACGATGTTGATTTTTTTACAAACACAAGATTGTTTAACAAACAAATCGGTGTGTTAGTTAAAAGTGCAGATTTGCCTGGTTTTAGATCAAGCATAGAAAATAAACAACAGTACAACAGAAAAAAGAATATGCAAACTAGGGTAGACTATCAGGATGTAAGAATAGTGCTACACGATGATAACCTAGGTGCTACTAGGTCAATGTTAGAAGAATATTACAGATTTTATTTTCAAGACGGAAATCATTCTATATCATCTAGTACTTCAACTACTGACGGTAGTTTTAATCCTAGAGACAAATACTCACAACTAACGCCAAACTACGGCCTAAACAACTTTTATAAAAATCCATTTTTTTCAAATATTAAAATATATCAATTAAGTTTACAAAATTGGTTTAGTTATACATTAATTAACCCGTTATTAAGTGCATGGGATCATGGTGGAGTAGAATCGTCAGATGGATCTGGAATGAACGAAAATACTATTACTGTTGCATATGAAAGCGTTCTATATAATAATGGTATAGTAGGAGAGTTTAACGAACCTGTAGGATTCACCGATCCTGAAACAGGGTATGATAATACTCTTAGTCCATTAACTACTGAAGTAAGACCAAACGAAAATTATATTGTACCAATTTTAAATAAAATTACTGAGTCTGTGTTTAACTTTGATTTGCCAATGGGATCTAACAATGTACGTCCTGTGCCAACGACAACATCAAGACAACTGCAAGACACTGCAACAACTCCTAGGACAAGTTCTACGATTCCTGGTTACTTTCTACCTACAAGAGATACATTTAATCCAGGTATACCTGATGTATTTTTAAAACCAGGAGTAGTTAAGGGAGATCCCGAAACAACATTACAACGATTAAAAGACAACCCGACAGCGTATAACAGTTTTTTAGCAAAGGTTTTTAATACAGGTACAATTGAGGGAGTAAGCTACGAAGATTTTCTTTTACTACCTCCAGAACAAAAAACAACTATACTATCAAATCTTGATACACTTATTTTAAATGGTGACTACAAATTGTTTACATTTATGAAAGCAGCATTAGAGGAAACATAATGACAATACGCAGCAATAATCCTAAACCTGTTTCATTGGATGAAACTCAAAAAATATTCAATAACTATTTCAAAGAAGAAATAACATTTCAACCAAGTGAAGTCTCGGCTGTTATAGGGTTTTTCTTAAAACGTGGATTTGAAAAAGTAGCAGCTATTAACACAGCAGCAATTTTTTTACAACAAGCTCAAATTGACAAAGTTCCCGCATTTAAGTTATTAGATACACTTAAAGGTTTTGATGATGTACAGCTAACTGATGTAATATCACAAATATTAAACTTATATAGGTCAAAGACATCAAAATTAGGTTTTAAAACTGTCACAGACACTGTTTTGTTTGATGAAAGAAATATAATATACTAATGCCACGATTTGCACAAGGTAAATTCAATTTAAAAAACCCACAAAAATATATAGGAACTAAGACTCCTACATATCGTTCAGGATGGGAATTTACCTTTATGAAATTTTGCGACGAGCATCCTAGTGTAAATCAATGGGCAAGCGAAGCAGTACGCATACCATATCGTAATCCGTTAACAGGCAAGCAGACAATATATGTTCCTGATTTTTTTATTGTTTATGCAGACAAGGGCGGTAAACAACGGGTAGAATTAATTGAAGTTAAGCCTAAGAATCAAGCAGTAAAAGAAAAACTAGGGCGTAGTAAACATAATCAAGCACACTATGTAGTTAATCAAGCCAAGTGGGAAGCAGCAAGAGCGTGGTGTAAACAAAAGAAAATCTTTTTTCGTATTGTTACTGAAGACGATATATTTCATAATGGTCGTAGACGATAAATAATAGTAGTATATAATGGAAAGTTTAAATGACTAAAAAATTAGAAGACCTGTTAAATTTACCTGATTCTAAAGAAATAATAGAGCAGGCTGAAGCGCAAGAAGTACAACAGTCTAAACACGACCTAGAACGTGAAGAAACATTTCGTGATATTGCCGAGTTTGATAAAATTACTGCGGCACTGCCAAGTGTAAAAGGCCTAGGCGAAGCAGCTGATAAAGAGCTAAATGAAGTAGCAGATAAAGCAATGCAAGCATACGAGGATCTTATGGATTTAGGTATGAATGTTGAAAGTCGTTACAGCGGTCGTGTATTTGAAGTTGCAGGCGGCATGTTAAAAACTAGTTTAGATGCCAAAACCGCTAAACTAGATAAAAAGTTAAAAATGATTGAGCTACAACTTAAAAAAGAAAAAATGGATAAAGAGTCACGCAACGATGACGGTATTATAAACGGTGAGGGTTATGTAGTAACAGACAGGAACAGTCTACTTGAGCGTTTAAAAGGACTAGATAAAGATAAATAATACATATAGAATAGGATCAATGCGCAATGAGATCATTTAAAGAAATACTTACTGAGTCTAAAAAGACTTATGAATTTAAAATAGGTGTTGCTGGACCTTTACCAGAAGGGTTTGAGGACAATATGGAAACATGCTTAAAGAAATTTAAAGTGTTAAACATGACTTCAGGCAAAAAGACACCAATACAAGAACGTCCACTAGACTTTCCGCAGTTACAAAATATGGAAGTTACATATTTTGAAACAGAACTAGAATATCCAACTACTAGTCAAGTACTACAAGAATATGTAGCAAAATGTTGCAAATGTGACCAAGCGCATATAATTGTACGTAATGCAAATGATCCTAGAGAAGAATATCAAGAAATGAAAGACGATGAACCATACGAAGCAATATTAGACACGGAAGATATGGCCGGCGAAAACGCTCAAGATAACGTTGCAGGTAGTCGTGTAATGGACTTACTTAAAGAATTAGAAATCGCCCGCAAAGAAAATGAACACAGTGGTGCAGAAGGTGCACCAGTTGGAGAGTCATCAGACATCGGCGATACTGAAAATACTAAAGCAGTTGTGGGAGGCTGATAAAATGAATATGAAAAAACTTATAGAATCAATGGATCATATAGAAGAATGTGGAATGGTTGATGAAGGTCCTATGGGAATGGCTCCCCCAGCAATGGCGCCAGAGATGGACAAAGGAAATCCAGTAACAGTAAGCGTATCAATGAATGCGAGTGGCAAAGACCATGTAGCTGATTTGTTAGATATGATGAAAAATGCAGGACTAGGCAGCGCAGAAGTCGTTGGTGCTCCAAGTTTAGGTATGCGTGGCGATATGGAAAAGTTCCGTTCAGCAATGGATGATGATCCAAAAATTCCAGGCGATGCAGCAGCAGGCGATTCATTAACTGATGAAGAACTTGCTACAGAAGATGCTGATCCTATTATGTCAATGATTGCAAAGTTTGAAGATGCCATGGACAAGGAAATGGGATACTACGGTAGTGTTGATGCTGCGAAAGTAGGTATGCTATTAAAGCAAGGCAAAGTAGAAGATGCTGCTGGGGAAATGGCAGATGCTATGGCCGATCAAGATGGCGGCAGCGATAAGTTTGATATTGTAATGCAAACAGCGCAAGACTATATTGAAGATTATATGGCCAATATGGAAACAGAAGCAGAAGATGATCTTGAAGAATATGCAAACGAACCTGATCCACAGTACGGTGACATGAGTGATGCTATCCCAGATGGCAATGACTTAAACCGCAAGAAGAAAGCATACCCTGCTACACAAGATGGCGATAACCCAATGGCTGTTGAAAACATCAAAGCAACACTAATGGCAGCACTTGCTGAAAAGAAGAAGCCAGACGCTGACGGCGATGGTGTTCCAGATTGGGCAGACAAGAAACCAGGCAAAGATGATAATGCTGACAAAAAAGCTAAAAAAGGCACTGACGAAGGCGGCCAAACAAAAGACTGTCCAAAGTGCGGCGCACCAGGTAAAAAGAAACTAATGGCTTGCTCAACTTGCGGCTGTAGTTAATAAGGAAAGATAAATGGTAGCAGTAACAAGAGTACACGGATTAATATGTGCAGCTGGAAATATACACTCTGAAAGTGTTAAAGCATATTTGATTACAGTACAAACTGCTGGTAATACAGATGTTGATTTAAGAGCAGAAGATGATGTAGTTGATGAAGCAGTAGAGCTAATTGTAAAAGAAGTTAATCCTCTAATGTTTTCTGTTAAAGACGATGCCTCAGGTGAAATTCATATTATTATGGACGTGAACAGTTCAGCGGCAGACATACAGCAACGTATTAGGAATCTAGGTGCAACAGTAGGACCTAATAACGTTGATGTAACAGGCACAGATGTTGTAGAAGCAACTGGCTTAACCATACTGGTTAATTAAGAATCCCCCAGCAAACTCAATAGGCTCTTAGGAGCCTATTTTTTTGAATAAATATTACTATGGCAGCATCATTAGACGGCGTCTTAATTAAGAAAGCCAATAAACAAGAAACATATACTAACGAGCAAGTTGAAGAACTGATGTTATGCATGGATCCTGACGAAGGATATTTACATTTTGCAAAACACTTTGCTTTTATTCAACATCCTGTAAGAGGTAAGTTGCTGTTTGATCCGTATGAATATCAATTACGTTTAATGCACTCGTACCACAACTATCGCTTTAACATTAACATGATGCCTAGACAAACAGGCAAAACTACGTGTGCTAGTATCTATCTAGCATGGTACGCAATGTTTAAACCAGACCAAACTATTCTTGTAGCAGCACACAAGTATACAGGTGCGCAAGAGATTATGTCACGCATACGATTTGTGTATGAAACTTGTCCAGATCATATTAGAGCAGGTGTTGTAAGCTATAACAAACAATCAATTGAATTTGAAAACGGTTCACGTATTGTAGCACAGACTACAACAGGCAACACAGGACGTGGTATGAGTATTTCGTTACTATACTGTGACGAGTTTGCATTTGTGCAACCTAATATTGCAGAAGAATTTTGGACATCAATATCTCCTACACTAGCAACAGGTGGTCGTGCTATTATTACTAGTACACCAAACTCAGATGAAGATACATTTGCTACTATTTGGAAACAAGCAGAACAAAAGTTTGATGCTCACGGCAATGAGCAAGAGCTAGGCGTAAATGGCTTTCATAGTTTTGTCGCTGAATGGCACGAACATCCGGACCGTGATGAAAAATGGAAAGAAGAAGAGATTGGCCGCATTGGCGAAGAAAAGTTTAGACGCGAGTACGGATGCGAGTTCTTAGTATTTGACGAAACACTAATTAATTCAATTAAACTTAGTGCTATGGAAGGCGATAGTCCTATTTTAAATATGGGGCAAACACGATGGTACAAAAAACCAACCAGCCAGTATACATATGCTGTTGCACTTGACCCTAGTATGGGCACTGGCGGCGACCATGCAGCAATACAAGTATTTGAATTACCAAGCTATGAACAAGTTGCAGAGTGGCAGCACAATCAAACAGCAATACCTGGACAAATACGAGTCCTTGCAGACATTTGTAAGTATATAGAACAGTGTACAGGAAATACAAATGGTATATACTGGAGTGTAGAAAACAACGGTATTGGCGAAGCGTGTCTTATTGTTATTAACGACTTTGGTGAAGAGAATATACCTGGACTATTTGTAAGTGAACCGATGCGCAAAGGACATGTACGCAAGTTTCGCAAGGGATTTAATACAACACATGGTACTAAGATTACAGCATGTAGCAGACTAAAAACAATGATTGAAAATGATAAAATGGTTATACACTCAAAACCATTTATATCAGAACTAAAAGGTTATATTGCAACTGGGTCGAGCTATCAAGCAAAGTCTGGCATGACTGATGATCTAATCAGTGCTACTTTACTATCTTTAAGAATGATGGATGTTTTAAAAGATTGGGACCCCAGAGTGTACAATACATTTACACAAGCAGAAGACTTAGAAGATTACGAAGCACCAATGCCAATCTTTATTAGCACTAACTATTGATAAATACTTTTATGCGCAAACTAAACAACATAAGTGAAGATCTTTTTAATAAACTACGCAGTCGTTTCAACGATATCACTATAGGTGACGAAAGTGGCACAGTAACAAATGATCCAAAAGATGCTAGATTTTTTGATTTTAGCTATTCTAACAATGGAAATAAAATAGGTAAAGTAAGTATTAGTATTTCCGAAGATGAAGGACTAAAAGTAATATATTCGAAAGATATTGTAGAAAATCAAGATGATATATCAAAAAAACAATGGTTTAACTTTTTAAAAGAACTTAGAACATTTAGTAAAAAAAGAATGTTAGATTTTAGTATTAGAGATATCACAAAAACTAATTTAACAAAAAGAGATTATAAATTCTTAGCAAAACCCCCTGAGGACGGACAAATGACAGAATCAAAACTGTACGGTACTAGCCGTATTAGCTACCAAAAAGTAGGCGAAGCACGTATTGTAATTAAACATACTGAAGGTATTAACCAGGAAAGTGCAACAGGACGTACACAAAAAATTGGTAAAATTTATATTGAAAGTGCTGATGGTGAAAGATTCCGTTATCCATTCAAACACCTAAGTGGTGCAAGAGCAATGGCAAGACACGTTGCTGAAGGTGGAAACACATATGATGATTTTGGTAAGCATATTGTAGGTTTATCAGAAGAGATGGCAAAATTACGCAAGTTTAAAAACTACATGGGCCGTTCAGCTGTAATGGCAGAAAGTCTCGCAGGGTATGTAGATGTTGTTAAAGAGCGTATTAGCACAGTTAAGAAAACAATAGAATCACTTCAAAAACCAGCATACTATGCAGAAGCATTTGCAGCATACGAAACACCAATGATGGAAGATGTACCTACAGATGTTGCAGAGAATTGGATTGACCAATTGACTATCCGTCAGTTTAACGAAGAACTAGCAGATGTATTTCCATACATTTATAATCTAGTAAGTGAAGCAAGCAAAGCAAAATCACTAGGTCCGGATGATTTAGATGAGTCAGGTTTACAGTATCATACTGGTGTTAAAAAGCACGGTAAAGAATATATGGACAAGGCTGCACAAGCAGGACGTGACGGCGCTTCACAAGAAGAACTAGGCGCACTAAAAGACAAGTATAGCAAAGCAGAAAAAAATAAAAAGACCAAAGAAGAAATTCAATTAGAGCAAGGCTTTGAAGAAATGATGGGTCAGTTTAGTGAACAACGTACAGACGAGTTCCTTCCAGCATTAGCTATTCCTGCATTGATAACTGCGGCAAGAGTAGCAGCACCAAAACTTATACAATTGGGCGCAAAGGTTCTTACTAAAGGAGCGCAAGGCGCAGGCACAGTTGCTAAAGGCGCAGGCAAAGTAGCAATTAAAAATCCAGGGACTACAGCAGCAGTAGGCGGTGGCGCATATGTTGGCAAAAAAGCAGGCGATGCTATTGATGCAGTAGGCGACATGGCAGGCGACCTTGCAACTTCAGCAAGTGATTTAATTGCAAAAGCTGAAGGCGGAGTTGAAGCTATTCAGGGTGAGATTTCAGCATTTTTAGGCGGTGATGCAGTTAAACAAGTTGCAGCAATGGCTTCAAAATACGCACTACCTGCACTAGCAGTAGTTGCATTATTATATGGCGGCAAAAAAGTAATTGACATGCTTAAAAGCAAAGACGATGACGAAATGCAAACTGCCTCTGTAGAAGAAGACGATCTTGAAGAAGCATATATTAACACAAGTAAAGATGCAGTTGAAGTACTAGGCGCACTACGTGGCAAAGGAAAAGCAATTGAACGTGGCCAAGATGACGATCAAGGCAACTTAGCAAACCAGTATGTAAGTGATGTATGGGATGTGTATTCATTTATTGAAGCAAGAACAAATGGATTTAGCGGACTAGACAAAAATGCTAAAGCAGCAATCGATGCAATGATGAAACTACGTGGCGAAGCAAAGAAACTAGAAACTGAGCCAGGGTCAGGCAAGAACGGTAAGTTTGGTAATCAAATTGTTAACACGTTGTATCCTGTAATAGAATATCTATATACAACAGACTTTGATAGAAACAAAAAAGAAGACGACGATACAATGGATGTCAAAATTAATGACAAAGGCCAATTAAGTAAAGATGACGGTACTGAAGAAAAAGAACAAAAGACTCCATTAGGTGAGTTCATCCTATCATACTTTGATCGTGAGAATGGACAATTTCCAAAAGGCGAAACAGCAGTATTAACAATGGTAGAAAAAGATTACGGCGAGCAGTTCATAGAACCTGCTAAGGCATTTATTGAACAAATAACAGCAAAGTTTGACGAGTGGCAAATGCGCACACAGCCACAGCAAATGGAAGATGAAGTAGACGAAAACTTTACACAGGCAGCAGCAGCAGCGGCTAGAGCACATCAGTCAGAGTTTGAATATCCTAAAGGATCAGGCAAAATGCATCCTGTAAAGATGAGTAAAGGCACAGCACACGAAATAAACGACGATAACGATAGAATGAGAGAGTTAGCAGGTCTACGTTAATTTATAAGGAGATCATAATGGCTATTACAACAAAAGAAGAATTAGTAGCAAGAGCTTTACAATTGGTACCAGAGGGTACTGATTATTACGATGTGGAAAAAGTATCAAAACTAGTTTGGCAGGAAATGAAAATAGGCGGCCTAGAGTTATCTAATGAAGAACTTGCACAAACACTTAGAGAAGCATACGACGAACCCTTTTGGACAGTAAAATACGTTGAAGAAATAAAACAAAGATTTAATTTGTCATAAAATACTTGACAAGATAAATAATAGAGTGTAGTATATAGTATGTGCTACACAAATTAGGCACTAAGAGCAGTAATAATATTGTTCTAACATAGGCATACATTATAGGAGAAAAGGCACTATGGCATCATTAGCAGAAATTCGAGCGAAGCTCAAAGAACAAGAGAACCGTGCATCAGGTGGTTCAAACGGCCCAAGCGGTCCAAACCCAATTTATCCATTTTGGAATATTAAAGAAGGCGAATCAGCAACGATGCGTTTCCTTCCTGATGGCGATCAAGACAACACTTTCTTTTGGAAAGAACGTTTAATGATCAAACTTCCTTTTGCAGGCGTAAAAGGTGAAACTGATTCACGTCCAGTACAAGTACAAGTACCGTGTATGGAAATGTATGGTGATAGCTGTTCAATCCTACAAGAAGTACGTGGTTGGTTTAAAGACCCAAGTTTAGAAGACATGGGTCGTAAGTATTGGAAGAAGCGTTCATACATCTTCCAAGGATTTGTTACAGATAATCCGTTAGCAGACGATCAAGCACCTGAAAATCCAATTAGACGCTTTATCATTGGTCCACAAATCTTCCAGATCATTAAGGCAGCATTAATGGATCCAGACATGGAAGAATTGCCAACAGATTATACTGCTGGTGTAGACTTCCGTCTTAACAAAACATCAAAAGGCGGTTATGCAGACTACGGCACAAGTAATTGGGCACGTAGAGAGCGTCCATTAGGCGATGAAGAGATGAATGCTGTAAACGCCCACGGATTATTTAATCTAAGTGACTTCCTTCCTAAGAAGCCAGACGCAACTGCTATCAAAGTAATGCAAGAAATGTTTGAAGCGTCAGTAGACGGTGAAGCATATGATGCAGAACGTTGGAGTAATTACTTCCGTCCTGCAGGTATGCAAGCACGTACTGGTGATCCTAATGTAGCATCATCTAATGGTACAGCAACAAGCCAAACAGCACCAACTCCAGCGCCAGCACCTGCTCCAGCAGCAGAGCTAGCACCTGCTCCAGAACCAACAGCTGAAGCAGCTCCGGCAGAAGGCGGTGGCGCACAGGACATTCTTGCAATGATCCGTTCACGTCAGGCTTAATAGCAACTTAAAAGGGTTGCATTATTCAATAGCAACCCTTTTATTATTATACGCTTTTTAGATTAGGAGATTAATATGGCGAACAAATCATTCGACCCAACTAAGTTTCGTAAGGACTTAACAAAATCCATTTCAGGCATGAGTAGTGGATTCAATGATCCTAAAGACTGGATCAGCACAGGCAACTATGCACTAAACTATCTTATTAGCGGTGACTTTCACAAGGGTGTTCCGCTTGGTAAGGTAACTGTGTTTGCAGGTGAATCTGGCGCAGGTAAATCATATATCTGTTCAGGAAACATTGTAAAGGCAGCACAAGATCAAGGTATCTTTGTAGTACTAATTGACTCAGAGAATGCCCTTGATGAAAGTTGGCTACATGCACTAGATGTAGACACATCAGAAGAAAAACTACTTAAATTGAATATGTCAATGATTGACGATGTTGCTAAAACACTGTCAACATTTATTACAGACTACAAAACAATGGATGAAGAAGATCGTCCTAAAGTATTGTTTGTAGTTGATAGTTTGGGTATGTTACTAACACCTACTGACATTGATCAGTTTAACAAGGGTGATATGAAAGGTGATATGGGTCGTAAACCCAAGCAGTTAACATCACTTGTTCGTAACACAGTTAACATGATTGGTTCGCTTAACGTAGGCTTAGTATGTACTAATCATACGTATGCATCACAGGATATGTTTGATCCAGATGATAAGATTAGTGGCGGTAGTGGCTTTATCTATGCATCAAGTATTGTTGTTGCAATGAAAAAGATGAAGCTGAAAGAAGACGAAGATGGTAACAAGATCAGTCAAGTTATGGGTATCCGTGCTGGCTGTAAGGTTATGAAGACACGTTACGCAAAACCGTTTGAAGGTGTACAAGTAAAGATTCCATACTCAACAGGTATGAATCCGTATAGTGGTTTGCTTGAATTATTTGAAGCAAAAGACATTATCAAGAAGCAAGGCAATAGACTTGCGTACACTACACTTGAAGGTGAAGAAATTCTTGACTATCGTAAAAAGTGGATTGGTGAAAATCTTGATAAGGTTATGTCAGATTTCTTAGTAAAAGAGTCACAAGTGGTAAATACCGCGGAAGTTGAAGAAGAAGCAACTGACCTAGAATTACTTGAGGAATAAACATAAATGGATACATCTCAAATATGTGATATTTGGACACTATTCAAAGAATATCTAGACAAAAAACAGATTGAAGTAATTGCAGAAAAATTTGTTGATTTACTTGCAGACTATGGTGTTTCAGATGAAACACTTAAAGAAAGTGCAGGCCATGATCAATATCTCGACGAAGCAATTAGTTACTATCTTGATGATGACGATGACGATTTCGACAACAACGAAGAATGGGATGAGTAATGGGTTGGTATAGCGAGATATCTCGTGATGTAGGCAAAATACCTGGTGCAATACAATATTTTGAAACAGAGTTAGTACAAGCTCGTGCGGAATGTAAACTTGTAGGAAATGTTGAAAAAAGTGCGGCAGCAATGCCAGGTATTGTTGAACATCGTTTTAATCAACTACAAGAGATTGAGGCTATACTCAACTATTTAAATATTGAGCTACGTAGATTGCGTAGCTCATTTTTTAAAAAATATCTCGAAAACTATCAACGAGCTCTGTCAAGCCGTGACGTTGAAAAATACGTAGACGGTGAGGCAGACGTTGTTGACTATGAAAAGATTATCAACGAGTTTGCACTAATGCGTAACAAGTGGCTAGGTGTACTCAAAGCTCTTGATCAAAAGCAATGGCAGATAACAAACGTAGTTAAACTTAGAGTTGCAGGCATGGAAGATGCATCAGTTTAAAACATGGATCATACGTCTTGAAGAAAACGAACACTCATGCCAAATGGCTCAAGACTGTTTTAACCAAGCAGTATTGCATGGATTGCAACCTGAGTTTTATAAAGCAATTAACGGCAATGATGCAGTACGCCATTACCAAGCAACGGGCGTTAAATCAAAACGAACAATGAAAAAAGGCAGACTAGGTGTACTAGGATGTTTTTTTAGCCATTATTATTTGTGGCAAGAATGTATGGTAACAGACACGCCAACTCTTATTTTAGAACATGATGGTTACATGTTAAAACCCTTGCCAGAAAATATACTAGATACATTTGAAGATGTATTAAAATTAGACAGATGTGATCCGTATAGCGGCGCATATAATAAAATATTAGAAGAAGAATCAACTCTAAATCTATCAATAGAAAAATATACAAACTTACAAAATAAAAATCCTGTTAAAATTGGAACAGGAAACTACTTCAAAGGTGCATATGCATATATAATAAAACCATCTGCTGCAACTAAATTAATTAGACATATACAACAAGATGGCCATGTTCCTGCTGACCAACAAATTGGTGACTGGATTGTTGATACTCGTACAACAGTACCTAGTCTAGCGAGACTACATCCGCACTACGCAGTCGGCGCAAATATTAAACAAGATAGTTTGACTAGGAATTTAAAGGAAACGTAATGTCGAAAAAATCAAAAAAACGTGAACCAGTATTTGTAATGGAAAAAAGAAACAATTGGTTTAACGAATATCACGACATGCCAGAACTAGGCATCACTGGCACACGCAAAATTAATGATAGAATTGCATATTACGATCAACAAGACTTTAAAAATGCTACTGCTATAGACTTAGGTTGTAATATGGGGCAAATGTCTTTCCAAGCAGAAAAATGGGGAGCAGATGTTATTGGTGTAGAGTTTGATGCCAATGCTGTTGCTAATGCATTGGAAATAAAAGAAAAAATAGGTTCTACTGTAAACTTTGTAGTTGATGATTTAGACAGTAATTTCTTTTGGAACAGTATTCCAAAACAAGATGTTGTTATGTTTCTTGCTGTTATCGATACACTTGAACTTGAAAATAGATATGGAATATTATCTAAAGCATGTGCAAAGACAAACAAAGTGATGTATTTTGAAGGACATGGCAAATCGCCTATTAGTAAATACCTAAAAAACATTGTTGACTATACTGACTTTTCTCAGATTGTATACAAAGGATATACTCCTACTAAACGTCCTTTCTTTAGATGCACTCGTGATGTATTAAATGAACAACAGTTTTTAGAAAAAATTATAAACTCTCAGCATAAAAAGATTGCAGTTGTTGGAAAATCTTTGTCAGGAAAATCAACACTTAGATTAAAACATTGGCAGTCGCTAACTGATTTAGGATATAGTATTATTGACGATCTTCGGCATATTAAAACTGTGCAAGAAAATTCGCAAGGTATTCTTATACCAACATCTATTGATAAAATTTTACCTGAGCAAATTAAAAACTTTGATAAATTTATCTGCTTCGATTATCGTGCTTTAGAATATTATGATGAGTTTGATGCTGTGTTTTTTGTTACACCAAACAAAGATTTAATTGGACAATCTAGGCCACGTAAAAATCCTATGAGAAGTCCAACAATAAAAAACTTTGATACAATAAAAGAAATATACACAGTTAGGGCGTATTAATGAGAACATTTTGGATGAACGGAAAGCCTAATTTTGGAGATCAACTAACTCCGTACGTTTTTGATTACTTCGGTATATCTCATTCAATGAGTGCTAAACTAGGTAAATGCCGAGCAATGTGTATTGGATCTATTGCACACAGAGCTACTGACGATATGATTGTATTAGGCAGTGGATTAATGTTTGCAGATAAATTTACTGTTAATCCAAATGCTGATTACAGATTTGTGCGAGGCCCATACACTCGACAAAAAATAATAGATGCAGGCGGCAGTTGCCCTAAAGTTTACGGAGACCCTGCTATGCTTCTGCCATTGTTTTGCGAAGAAAGTGAAAAGGAATATGACGTAGGCATTGTTCCGCATTATGTAGACTACGAATATACCAAACAACAATATCCTAATTATAAAGTAATTGATGTTATAAACTCTGACCCATTAGTAGTAGCAAAAGAAATAACAAAATGTAAAAAGATTATATCCACTAGTTTGCATGGAATTATCGGAGCACATGCATATGGTATTCCAGCAGCTTGGGTTAAATTTTCAAAAAAAGTAAAAGGCGATGATATAAAATTTAAAGACCATTATGCTGCTTTAGGATTGGAAGCTGAAGTATCAACAGTTGAAACTCCTATCTTTTCATTAGGTACGTTAGACCTAGCACCTATTATAAAAATTTTTAAAGAGCTATAATGAAAGCAATAATATTAGCAGGCGGTCTTGGCACAAGATTGCATGAAGAGACTAATAGTCGTCCAAAGCCAATGGTTGAAATTGGCGGAAAGCCTATTCTTTGGCATATTATGAAAACGTATTCTGCACATGGAATAAACGATTTTATAATTTGTTGTGGTTACAAAGGAAATGTAATTAAAGAATATTTTTTAAATTATGCTGCAAAAAATTCTGATGTATTATTGAATACTAAATCGGGTTATACTGTTTTCTATAATAACAATTTAGAAGACTGGAATATTCGTTTAATTGATACTGGTGCTACTACAATGACTGGCGGACGCCTAAAACAAGTCAAAGAATATGTAAAAAACGATGAAGCATTCTGTTTTACATACGGCGACGGTGTAGGCAATGTCAACATTGCGGAGAGTATTGATTATCATAACTCGCATGGTAAACTTGCTACAATGACAACAGCATATCCGCCTGGTCGTTTTGGTAATTTAAAATTTGACGGTGACACTGTTACTAATTTCCAAGAAAAAACTAAAGGCGATGGCGCAATGGTTAATGCAGGATATTTTGTTTTGTCTCCTAAAGTTATTGATTATATCGATAACGATGCTACTACTTGGGAAGAATATCCTTTAACACAGTTAGCACACGAGGGCGAATTAAAAGCATTTAAGCATGAAGATTTTTGGCGCCCTATGGATTCGTTGCCTGATAAAAATGCATTAGAAACCTTATGGCAAACTAATCCTCCTTGGAAGGTGTGGTAACATGAATCCTACATTTTGGAAAAACAAAAGAGTATTTGTAACAGGACATACTGGATTCAAAGGCAGTTGGCTATGCTTATGGTTGCAGCATATGGGTGCAGAAGTTTGCGGATATTCACTACAACCTCCTACTAAAATTAATAATTTTACAGAATCAAATGTAGCACAAAACATGACATCCGTCGAAGGCGATATTAGAAATCTTAAATTACTTAAAGCAGCAATGACTAATTTTTGGCCTGATATTGTAGTACACATGGCAGCGCAACCATTAGTACGTCTATCTTATCAAGAACCACACAATACAATAGAAACTAATGTAATGGGCACAGTAAATGTTCTAGAAGCTGCTAAGAGTATAAAAAGCATAAAGGCAATCGTGAATGTTACTACAGATAAGTGTTATGAAAATAAAGAATGGCCTTGGGGATATAGGGAAGATGAAGCAATGGGCGGCCACGATCCATACAGTGCAAGTAAAGGATGTTCAGAGTTAATAACAAGTGCTTACAGGAAAAGTTTTTTTACTAACAATTGTGGATTAGCAAGTGCAAGAGCGGGTAATGTAATCGGAGGCGGCGATTGGGCAGAAGATAGAATAATACCCGATATACTTCGGTCGTTTATTAACAATACAGTAGTCGATGTTCGATATCCTGATGCAATTCGCCCGTGGCAACATGTATTAGAACCCCTAGCAGGATACTTATTGCTGGCAGAAAAATTGTATACTAATAATCAAGAATTTGCAAGTAGTTGGAATTTTGGACCAACAGACGAAGATGCAAAATCTGTTAGGTATATTTTAGATTATATGAACGCAAACTGGAACACACCTACTAGCGATCATTTACACGAAGCCCATTATCTTAAATTAGATATTAGCAAAGCAAAAACATATTTAAAATGGAAACCTCGATGGAGTTTAAATACTGCATTAGATGCAACTTTAAATTGGCATAATGCTTGGATTAATAAAGAAGATATGAAAAAATATAGTATAACACAAATTGAAAATTATATGAACGGAGAAAAAAATGACTGATAAAATATCATATGCTAAGACAGTTTACGGACAAGCTGAAATTGATGCTGTAGTCAAGTGCTTAGAAGACGGTACACAAATGGGTGTTAATAGTCGTAAGTTTGAAGCAAGTATTGCTAAATTATTTGACAAAAAAGAATGTCTATATGTAAACAGTGGATCAAGTGCATTGTATATTGGTATGGAAGCATTTGACTTCCCTGCAGGCAGTGAAATTATTACTCCTGCGCTTACGTTTGGAACAACACTAGGGTGTATTATTAAGAATGATCTAGTGCCTGTATTTGTTGACGTTGAGCCGTTAACATATTGTATCGACGCTGAACAAATTGAAAGTATGATTACAGATAAAACTGTTGCTATACTTGCGCCTGACCTATTAGGCAATCTGTGTGATTGGCCGCGTATTAGAGAAATTGCTGACAAACACGGGCTTAAAGTTATACACGATAGTGCAGATACGTTAGGTGCAACTATTAACGGTATATCAGCAGGCACGTATTCAGACATGAGCATTACTAGTTTCTATGGCTCGCACATTATCAATTGTGCAGGCAACGGTGGCGCACTGTGCTTAAATGACGAAAAGATAATTGAGAAGGCAAAACTGTTACGCAGTTGGGGACGTAGCTCTAGCTTGTTCGACGAGCGCAGCGAAGCTATTGAAAATCGGTTTAACATTATGTTAGATGGTTTAGAATATGATGCTAAATTTGTGTTTGCTATTCCTGGTTATAATCTAGAAGGCAACGAAATGGGTGCAGCATTTGGATTAGTACAATTAGAAAGTTTAGAAAACAATATTAAAGTAAGACAAGAAAATCTTGCAAAACAATGTGAATTCTTTAACAAGTATAGTAATTATTTTAGTAACCCAATCGAAGCTAATAATGTTCATACTGCCTTCTTAGCATTTCCTGTCTTAATTAAAGAGACTGCGCCGTTTACTAGAAAAGAATTTCAAATTTATTTAGAAAACCGTGACATTCAAACCCGTGTGTGTTTTACAGGCAATGTTTTAAGGCAACCAATGGCGCAAGGTATTACAAAAGTTGTTAGAGCAGAAGGTTATCCAAATGCCGATGCTGTTATGGAGCGTGGTGTTTTGTTGCCCGTCCATCACGGTATGACTAATGAAATGTTTGCTCGGTTACATTCTACTATTGACGAGTTTATTGCAGAGCGCACATGAACATTTTAATAACAGGTGCTAACGGCTATTTAGGAAAACACTTGTGTTCTAGTCTTTTATTTGGTGAAAATAAAATTAGTTGCTACAATAGACAAAGTTCTCTAGACTTGATAAAAGAAGTCGCTCCAGATGTAGTAATACACACCATTTGTTCTTACGGAAGAAATAACGAATCAGCTAGTCAAATATATAAATCTAATTTATTAACAGGTATTGATATTATAGATGAATTGACGAAATTAGACAAGCCTGTTACTTTTATAAATTGTGGAACATCATTGAAATTGCATACAAACTTGTATTCTCTTTCTAAAGGGCAATTTATAGAATATGGAAAGTTTGTTTCTAATAATAAATTAAAATTTATTAATATTAATTTACAACATTTTTACGGGCCTGCTGCTACTAATAACTTTATTTCTTTTGTGTTTGAACAATGTATAAAACATAATACATTGCCATTAACCCAAGGAATACAAGAACGAGATTTTGTTTATATAGATGATGTATTATCTGCATTTAAATGCATAATAGAAAATAAAGATATTTTATATAATTTTGAAAACATTGATCTAGGAACAGGTTGTGCTACGCAATTAAAAGAACTAATTTATAAAATACATAATATAACACATTCAAAATCAAAATTAGATTTTGGAAAGATACCAATGCGAAACAATGAAGAACTAATAATGAAAGCAGATACTACAAGATTGCACACACTTAACTGGAGTGCAAATATTAATTTAGAGCAAGGTTTGCAATTGATAAAGGATTCATATAATGAAAAATAATTTAAAGCAAACAATTATGTTAAAACTTGCCCTAGAAGAAGCAGGTATAGATCCTAATAAATGTAAAATTAGTATAGATCATGATAAAGGAAAGTCGTATGTTAACACAGTTGAATTACCAATAATATTTCCAAAGCAATGGTTTGAACATACAAAAAATTTACACGTATTAAAAAAAGAATACAATTTTTATTTTAATGGAAATATAGGAGAAGGATCTTCTAGACAAAAATTATTAGAAAAATTTACATCAAGAGATGACTGTGTTGTTGTGTGGTCTAATGATGGTCGAGACGTTGTCAATAAACAAAAATATAATATTGAATACTTTACTGGCGTAGCAAAAAGTAATTATGGCCTCTGCCCGCATCAACCTGACTGGAAGGGTGATATGGATTCATTATGGACATATCGATTTATCGAATGCTTAATGGCAAAAACGGTTCCGGTTAATTTTAGAGAAACTCCATTAAGTCCTAAATTTACAAACGGATTTTACTTTATATGGGACAACACTGAGTTTATCGATAACATTGATGAAGCTATATTAGAGCAGAATTATAATTTAGCACTGTCAACATTTACACTTTCGTCTAAGCAAATTAATGCCATTACGCAGTTCGCCAATTAACTACACACATAAATATCTACATGAGCAATGTTGTATTAGTAACAGGTGGCTTTGATCCCTTACACTCAGGGCACATAGCCTATTTTAAAGAAGCAAAAAAATTAGGTACAAAGTTAATTGTTGGAGTGAATTCAGACGATTGGCTAACACGCAAGAAAGGTAGACCGTTTATGCCTTTTGAAGAACGTGCTGCTATCATTAAAGAACTTAGTGTTGTAGACAAAGTTATAGGATTTGATGATAGCGATGATAGCGCATGCCAAGCAATTTTTCAAACACTAAGCACACACGGTAGTGGAACAAAACTTATTTTTGCTAACGGCGGTGATAGAACTAACACAACTACGCCCGAGTATGCAACATACGGAAATATGCCCTATGTAGATTTTGCATGGGGCATCGGCGGCGAAAATAAAGCTAATAGCAGCAGTTGGATACTAGACGAATGGAAAACACAAAAGACAGAACGTGATTGGGGTTACTGGCGTGTGTTAGATCACAAGCCTGAGCAAGGTTACAAAGTAAAAGAACTAGTAATATATCCAGGCAAGAGTCTAAGTGACCAAAAACATTTTAAACGTTCTGAACAGTGGATGATACTAGAAGGTGTTGTAGATATGAAAACTGAATGGCATAGCAAGGTAGACACTGTACTATTACGTCCACACGGAATGCCGTACGAAATTGGTGTAGAAGTTTGGCACAAGCCAAGCAATCCTGGAACAGAAAACGCACACATACTAGAAATACAATGGGGTAGTGAGTGCATTGAAGAAGACATTGAAAGAAGAGAATAATGAAAGTATTTGTAGGATATGACCCAAGAGAAGATATGGCTTACCAAGTGTGTAAGCACAGTATACTAAAACACCAACCCGATGCAAATGTGCGCCCGCTAATACAAAAAGAACTACGACAAGCAGGGTGGTACAAACGTCCAGAAGACAAACTAGCATCAACTGAATTTACATTTACACGCTTCCTTGTACCAGAGCTTGCTAACTTCAAAGGCTGGGCAGTGTTCATGGATTGCGATATGATCCTTACTACAGACATTAAAGAACTGTTTGATCAAGCAGACGACAAGTATGCTGTTATGTGTGTGCAACATGATTACACACCCAAAGAAGGCATGAAGATGGATGGACAAAAGCAAACAATCTATCCACGTAAGAACTGGTCAAGTGTTGTGCTGTTTAATTGTGCGCATCCTAGTAATAAAATGCTAGATCAAGATCTTGTAAATAGTTTAGAAATTAATGGAGCATACCTTCATAGATTTAGTTGGTTAGATGATAGCGAAATTGGCGAACTAGACCATACATGGAACTACTTAGTAGGTGTGTATGATGATATCGAAACACCTAAACTAATACACTACACAGAGGGCGGTCCGTGGTTTGAGAACTATAGGGACTGCGAATTTAACGAATTATGGAAACATGAACTACAGGAAATGATGAATGGGTAAAACAGCACCAGTAGAAATTGCTGCAATAGACAGTGTCGGCGGCAATAACTACCATAAAAAAGGACACTCGTATGATCCGTACCTAGCTAGTATACTTAGAGGCATTGCACAGCATCCTAATACAATATCTACTATAGAATCTAATTGGGAAGAACAAGAAGACACTTCGACTATGCTTCTCATAAGAGGTCTCGGAGGCGGCAGTCAGAAAGCCATCAAACGTTGTTGGAAACAAGGACGTGAGTTTTATGCAGTTGACACTGGTTATTTTGGAAACGGCAAACATAAGACTTGGCATCGTATTACCCGTAACGCATTGCAAAATATGGAAGAAATGGTCGAGCGCGATATTGAAAGACTATTGCTGCAATTAAGAGTTGATTCGTGGAAAGAAATATATAAACCATTTACACCAGGTAGTAAAATACTTGTATGCCCTCCTAGTAACAAAGTAATGAATATGTTTGGACAACCTGAAGCAGAAATATGGACTAAGAATTTAGTGGAACAGTTAGAACAAATAACTGATAGACCTATTGAAATTAGGATGAAGCCTATTAGAAGTCAACGAGTTATCGGAAGCACTATACAAGAAGCATTACAAGATGATGTACATTGTTTAGTTACATACAATAGTATTGCAGCTACTGAAGCTCTAATGGAAGGCAAGCCTGCACTAACACTAGGACCAAATGCAGCGCAACTAATTTGTGAAACAGACCTTAATAATATCAACAATCCGCGCATACCAACTGAAGAAGAAATGTATAGATTTTTAACTCATCTGTCATATTCACAATTTACACAGCCAGAAATGGAAGATGGTACTGCTTGGGCTATTTTAAGGAAAGACGTATAATGACTATTAGTGTAGCAAGTTATTTAATGGGTATACCTCCTGGAAATACAAATCCAGAAAAGCCTCAAATTATTGTAAATTTTATCGAAGGAGTATGGGCAGCCGGCGACAGAGGTGAAATTGTATGTGACTATACTCCTGTAGATTGCGATATAGCTGTAGTACAAGGATTTGTACATCCCGGTAGCAAAAGAATGCCACATCTTGATTTAAGGAAAAGGGTTTTCGAAAAACAACAAGTCGAAGGCAAACGTAGTATTATTGTTGATAGTAATTTATTTTTGTCTTACGATCCTAAAAATTCAAGAAAATATTTACGGTATAGCTTTGACGGTGTATTTCCTAATACGGGAGAATATTGTAATCAAAATGCAGATCCTCTAAGATGGGATAAATTAAAAAAGGATTTAGGAATATATTTAAAGCCAGTACAAAAAACTGGCAAATATATTTTAATATGCTGTCAAAGAGACGGTGGATGGAGCATGGATGGGCAACAGTTAATGCCGTGGTTAGTTAAAACAATTCAACAAATACGTAAGTTTTCTGATAGACCCATTATTGTAAGATTTCACCCAGGAGATAAAAGTAGAATTCAACACATTAGATCATTAGTTAGATATAGATTAAAATCAGTAGCGCCGAGCAATAGTGACAATCTATTATTAGATTTAAAACACGCTCATGCTGTTATAAGTTATAATAGCAGTCCGGGAGTAGTAGCTGCAATAGAAGGTGTTCCTGTTTTTGTATTGGATCCTGATAGAAGTCAAGCATGTGATGTAGCAAATAAATTAATAGAAAATATAGAAACCCCAGAAGAATTTGACAGAGAAACATGGATTAGAAAAATGGCAATGATGCATTGGACATTAGACGAATTAAAGGACGGAACAGCATGGAGACACCTAAGAAAATGGGCAATCAAATAATAGTAGTAACAACATTTCATCCAGAAGGTATGGAAGTATATGGACAGCGGTTTATTGATAGCTTTGCACAAAATGTTGCCAAAGCAGTAAAACTAGTTGTATATGCAGAGGACTGTGATCCTGTAAATCCTGATCCTAATCAAATTACTATACTAGATGCAAAAGTAGAATTACCTAAGTTAAATGCATTTAAAGAGCGTTGGAAGGACGATCCGAAAGCAAACGGCATACCGCCAGACGATATTAAAGCACGTAGACCAAGAGATTGGAACAAAGAATTTAAATGGCATGCTATTCGTTTTGCAAATAAAACTTATGCTGTGTTCGATGCTTGTGAAAAAAATTACGGTACTGGTAGATGGGTAGTATGGATGGATGCAGATACATTTGTACATTCGCCTTGGAGTCTTAAACAGTTTGAAGAACTGTTGCCTTATAATAACTGGATAACATATGTTGGTAGAGGCAAAGGGTCACAGACATGGCCAGAATGTGGATTCTATGGTATTAATATGAATCATCCTGTAGGGTGTAATTTTGTTAAAGAATTTGAACGTATGTACGAAGATGCAGACAATGGTATTTTTAAACTTGAGGAGTGGCACGACAGTTATGTGTTTGGAGAACTATTACACAACAAATTTGGAGCTTTTAAGGATAGAGCACACGACTATAGTGCAAACATATACAACAAGACTGCAAAAACTGGTGGTGGTGGCCACCCGTTAATTAACAGTGAACTAGGCAAGTGGATAGATCATATGAAGGGCGCCCGGAAATTTGACGGTAAGTCAAAACGCAAAGACCTAATGAATAATAGGACAGAATCTTACTGGCAAACAGTAAAATGATTTTTTGTTTATATACAGACTACGGAGCATTAAATTCTAAGCCTGTATTTGAAGCGTTTGCGAAAAGTGTAACTGATACAGGCCATACTGTAATATATAACGAACCATACAGGGTAATGGATCATTATAGTAATTATGATGTTGCAGTCATATGGAGTGTTTTGTGGAACGGACGTATGACACACAATAAACAAGTATGGGAGCAAAACCGCAAACTAAATCGACCAGTTATTGTTTTAGAAGTAGGTGGCATTGAACGCGGAACAACATGGAAGGTAGGATTAAATGGAATCAACAGAGATGCTTACTTTGGTGACAAAGACAATGATAGGACTAGGGCTGATAGCTTGGGACTGGTTTGTAAGCCTTGGAGATCCAACGGCGATTTTATTTTAATATGCGGACAGCATGATAAGAGTTTACAGTGGCAAAACATGCCACCTATGAGTAACTGGTTCTTAAATATATACGACGAAATACGTAAATACACTGAACGCCCAATTGTATTTCGTCCGCACCCACGTTGTAGATTAGATCACATAGAACGTGGGCTTAAAAATGTATATAGACAGGAGCCTAATCATATTGCCAATACATACGACGATTTTGATATGGGGTTTGATAATGTGTGGGCTACTATCAGTTACAGCTCAAATCCAGGGACACACTCTTGTATCAATGGTGTTCCAGCTTTTGTTAGTACCCATAGTCTGGCTTATAGTGTTGGTAATGACATAGACTTTCTTTACGATATAGAAAATCCTCTAATGCCAGACAGGCAACAATGGCTCAATGACTACGCACATACTGAATACACAATTGAAGAAATATCACAAGGTACCCCACTTAAACACTTGACAAATAATTTATAAGACGTTATACTTGTAGTATGACTGATATAACTACTATTGAAGATTGTTTGGAACTTGTTGCGGGTCTTAAATTAGGACCTAAAATACAAGTTGATTCTAGTGATGTAACAATCATGCACAGCATTGCTAGACAAGTTTTCAAAGGAACATCATTAACTGATCGCCAATATGATCTAATGAAAACTAAATTACTCACATATAAAGAACAATTTATAAATCTCGATTGCGATTTTGAATTTGTAATTAATCAATTACGTCAACCTTTGCGACAGATTGATCGTAGTAAGTATATTAGAACTGTTAACGAAGATAAAGAAAAACCGTTAAAAAATTCACAGTTAGACGTACAATGGTTCAAAGTTCGATTTCCTTTTAAAAAATCTCTTATAATGAGCATTAATCAAATATCTTATATAGAAGGATATTTCCATCAAAAAGGCTCACATGAACACTTTTTTGAATTAACTGATAAAAATATTTACACTGTAATAGGTAAGTTTTTAGAAAGTGGATTTGAAATAGAAGAAGACTTGCTATCAAGATATAAAGAAATTGCAGAATTAATATCACAAAAATATAATTACATTCCTCACTTTAATGGCAATAGTTTAGAAAATTGTTCTACAAGTGTTGAAACTGCACTCTTAAATGAAATACAAGATATATCAAAAAAGAATTTTGTAAAAATTGCAGATAGACACATTAGGCACGGTTATAGTATAAAGTGTCCACAACCTAATAACTTAGTTGAAAAAGTAGCTTTTAGAAAAAATCCGTTTTATCATAATGATCCTCGCGAGACTAACTTAGATTTTATTTTAGATGCTGTATACAGATTAGATAGATTTCCACTATTAGTACTAATTGAAGAAACGTCCGCTTTAGAGCAACTATATAAACTAAACAACTATTTTAGAGATTTAATTCCTAAAGAAAAACAATCAGTTTTATTTAGACTAGAAGGAACAAATGATTTTAATCAATATGTAAAAGATAAAGAACTTAATAATTGGGTTGACGAATCTACAAAAATCGTGTATATTAATACTAAATCGTTTCCAAAAGTACTTTTAAAAAACAATTGGAAGCCTGTAACAATGTTTAGCTTTACTAGTAGTTTTTCGCGTGAAATAACAGCATATGTAAATTTTTATATAGATTTACAAATTGTACACGAAAACGAAATAAGTCCGTTTAGAAGGTATTCAAAAATATATGGCTAGTTGTAAATTAATAATTGAAGATGAAGTAAACATCAAGATAGAAGGATTAGAAGTTGATGTCCGACGCAAACTTGCAAATGCACTAAAGTTTGAAGTGCCGTATGCACGTTATATGCCGCAGTACAAACTAGGACGCTGGGATGGCAAAGTTGCTTTCTTTGGCATTGGCGGCACCGGTTATGTTAATCATCTTAATGTTGTACAAGAAGTACTTGCTAAGAACAAAGTACAAATTGTTGACATCGAAGATAGAAGACATCCTATACAATTAGACTTCACACCAGTTACAGAAACATACTGGAAAGACCAAGGTGTACAATGGCCAGAAGGTCACCCAGCACAAGGCGAAGATATTATTCTACGTGACTATCAAGTAGAAGCTATTAACAACTTTCTTAACAACCCACAGAGCTTGCAACAGATTGCTACTGGTGCAGGTAAAACAATTACCACAGCAACGCTGTCACACATAACTGAGCCGTATGGTAGAAGTCTTGTGATTGTTCCTAACAAGTCGTTAGTAGAACAAACAGAAGAGGACTATATTAACTGCGGTCTCGATGTAGGGGTGTACTTCGGCGACAGGAAACAATTAGGTAAGACTCACACTATTTGCACTTGGCAGAGTTTGAATATACTCGACAAGAAGAACAAGGACGGATCAGCAGTGTTATCACTTGCAGAGTTCTTGGAAGGCGTAAGCACTATTATTGTTGACGAAGTACACCAAGCCAAAGCAGAAGTTCTCAAGAACCTGCTTACACGCAACCTACGTAATGCACCCATACGTTGGGGACTAACTGGTACAGTACCTAAAGAGAAGTTTGAGTTTGAATCAATACATGCTTCGTTAGGTCCTGTGATCGGTAACATCACAGCAAAAGAGTTACAAGACAAAGGCGTATTATCTAAGTGTCATGTTAACGTAGTACAACTAATGGATACTGTGTCACATACAAATTATCAAGAAGAATTAAAATATCTTGTTACAAATGAGGCCAGGATTGGATACATAGGCAAACTACTAAGCACAGTAAAAGAATCGGGCAATACTCTAATCTTAGTAGATAGGATTAGTGCCGGCGAAGCACTAGCAGAGCTTATACCAGGTAGCACGTTTGTTAGTGGTGCAGTTAAAGTTAAAGATCGAAAAGAAACATATGATACAATTCGTGAAGGAACTAATGAGGTTATTATCGCAACCTACGGCGTTGCTGCCGTGGGTCTTAACATTCCTCGTATTTTTAATCTTGTTCTGATCGAACCGGGTAAAAGTTTTGTTCGTGTTATCCAATCTATTGGTAGAGGCGTAAGAAAGGCAAAAGACAAAGACTTCGTGCAAATATGGGATCTTACATCAACATGTAAGTTTGCGAAGCGACATCTAACTCAGCGTAAGAAATTTTACAAAGAAGCAGAGTATCCCTTTACTATTGAAAAAGTGGATTGGAATTAAATGAGAATATTAACTTTAGAAGATAGGTCCTTCAGTTTAGAAGACTTACCAGAACAAATTGACGACGATGTAAGATTTGCAGTTTTAGATAACTCAGATCCAAAAGAGCCAGATTTTTTCTTTGTGCCTTTGATTTTTTTAGAATCGTTTAGCTCACCGGCTATGGTACTAGAAATAAATGGTCACGAAATAACAATGCCAGTTGACTGGCATATAGCAATCGGCGATTCGCAAGCAGGCGCAGATGTAGAAATACTGCCATTGACTAGTATAAATGATAGAGGATTTGAAGCGTTTCTTTTTAATCCACTATCGGGATACAAAATGGAGTTTGGATCAATAAAAATTACCAATTTTTACACAGACGTAAAATGGTACTTTCCTAAAATGAAAAATGGACAACTACTAAGTGTGCCAATAACAAAAGGTCCAAAACCGTTGTGCGCATTTTTTGTCAAAGATATAAGTAGGCAATGTGAAGTTATAGATTATGCAAAGTTATTCTAACGGGACTTAATTATGGGATGGTGGAATAAACTAATAAGAAACAAAAACGATGAACAATCAAAATCGGTTGTTGTTGATGTTATGGCCGACGATACTGATCCTAATCAAGTTACGATAGAAAATGCATATAAAACTAGATGGATATGGTATCATACAATATTAGCAATAGGTATTTTCTTTACAAATATTGTGTTGATTGCTATCTTCTTATTGTTAGCAATTAAATTATGAAATAGAAAGGAAACATGATGACTCCTTGGTCACCTACAGGAAAAAAGCTAACTAGTAAAAATATATTTCATAGATATATGAAGTTACCTTTTGAGATCGCAAAACATCCTTTATGCGATACGACTCCAGACACAGTTGCACATGTGGATATTAATCCATATAGAGATCCAAAAATTGAGGCATTTAATGCTAGTTTAGGATTAATTACAAAACACACTGAAGTATTTTATACTCCACCGGGTGGCGAACTACCTATACATGCAGACGATTTAACAATCGATAATCGTGCAAAAATTAATATTACATGGGGACCTCCGGAAGGAACAGTACGTTGGTGGAAGTCAGAGAATGCACAAGCTATTACAGATTTAGAATCTGCAAAAGAAATGTTAGGCGACGAACTGCAACCAGACGAAGATTTTTCCAAAAGACAACATACAAATTTATTAGCTAAAAAAGAAGACTGTGAACTACTATGGGAAGCTAATACTAATAAAGTAAGTTTGTTAAATGTAGGACAACTGCACTCAACATATAATCCTACTAATGTAGGTAGATGGACATTGTGTTTTGTTCCTGCCTCAGAAGCACTCCGCGGAGGTCTCAACGGGGGTTATCTTACATTTGAAGAAGCAGTAGAAGTGTACGCAGATTATATTATAGGAGAATAAAATGGGAATTAAAGCAGGAAAAATTTGGGGTAACACAGAGTTAATTCATGCAAACGGAGCACTAGAGTTCCATCGCATTGAATTTAATAAAGGTTACAAATGCTCAGAACACGAGCATCAGTTTAAATGGAACGGCTTCTTTGTTGAGTCAGGACAAATGCTTGTACGTGTATGGCAAGATGATCAAGGATTAGTTGACGAAACTATTCTTAACGCAGGCGACTTTACACAAGTCAAGCCAGGCAAGATACACCAGTTCGAAGGCCTTGAAGATGGTGTTGCATTTGAACTGTATTGGGCAGAGTTTAATCATGATGATATTGTAAGGCGCACAAGTGGAACAGCAATTGGAAAAACTAAAACCAAATGAAGCACTAATATATGAACGTGCAAATGGTGTGGTTTACGCTCGCTATAGAGATCCTCCGCATAATAAAATACCTAGATGGATAATAGGAGGCGATCCCGGCGCTGTTGCACGAGAACAAGGAACATTACTTCAGTACGGCGATTGGCAAGACCTATGCAATTTGTGCGAAGAAAATGAAACACTTAAAAAGTTAATGGACAAGTTAATAACTACATACTGGATAGTGAAGGAAGAAAAGTGAAACCAATTTCTATTTTTGCTGACTTTTACGGCATAGATAATATAAAAGGCGACATTAGTATTGATCGCCTCACAACTGAAATTGAACACTACATAGAAAAATATGATCTTAATGGACGTAGTCGTAGTAATAAAAATGGATATCAAAGTAACGATTTAGATTATTCTATAATTAAAAAGCAATTTAAAGAAATTTCTTTATTGTTAGATACCATAGAAAAAAAATGTAAAGATTTTTTGAAAAATGATAATATTGGATTATCAAATTCATGGGTTAATATTAATAATAAAAATAATTATAATAAACCACATTGCCATCCTTACTCAATTTTATCTGGAACAGTATATATAAATGTACCTTCAGATAAAGATAAAGATAATGGAAACTTTACTTTTATTAGAAACAGAGAATTTTTAGACTACGCCATAGAAACTTACACACACGAATTTGAGCCTTTGTACAGCGGACACAATAAAACAATACATCCTAAAACAGGTGATATTATAATCTTTCCATCTTACATGATGCACGAAGTAGATCCGCATCAATCTAAAGAACAAAGAATATCTATTGCATTCAATACAAGAGCTATTTTTTAAAGGAGAAATAATGAGAATTATAGCAGGACCCTGTCAACACGAATCGTTACCACAAAGTTTAGAGATTGCTAAAGAATGTAAACGTGTATGCGATAGACTTGGTATTGAATACTACTTCAAAGCAAGTTATGATAAAGCCAACCGTTCGAGTATGCAAGGCAAACGTGGTATGGGCATGGCAGCAACACTAACGGACTTCTTAGCACTTAAAGTAGAATTAGGTGTAAAGACACTAACTGATGTACATGACTATGTACAGGTTGCACGTATCGAAAGAGAATTTAAAGATGCAGTTGACGTTTATCAGATACCTGCATTTTTATGTAGACAGACAGACTTAATTAAAGCTGCGTGTGCTACAGATAAAATTGTTAATATTAAAAAAGGTCAGTTCATGGCACCTTGGGATATGAAAGGTGTACTAAGTAAAACTGAAGATGCAAAAGAAGTTTGGATAACAGAAAGAGGTACTAGTTTTGGATATAATACTTTGGTCGTTGATTATACTGGGCTCCAGTATATGCTTGAGCATTACGATGTACCTTGCGTTTTTGACGTTACCCACGCTGTCCAAAAGCCAGGAGGCAATGGGGAATCAAGTGGCGGTAATCGTGATTATGTGCCAGGTCTTGCTCGTGCTGCCTCTGCTTTGGGCATTAATGACTTCTTTATAGA